TGTTTTGAGTTTTTTCGATTGAATCCAGTATTTCTGTTAACTGTTTGGTTGACTGTTTGACAGCAGTTTGCACGGTGGCAAGTTCACGCTCCCAAGTGCGTTTCTTTTCATAATTTTCATTGTATGCGTCTAATTTTTTATGTCGTTCGATTTCATCCTTGATGTCAACTTTCATCAGTTCTTCCAATGATAGGGTGAGTTTCTCTATGTCTTCCTTCTGCTGTGCTTTCCAGCCACGCTGACGTGTTTCCAGTGCGTCGATCGATGATTGTATTTTTTCATTGTTGCGTTGAATTTCATCCAATCTAATTTCTTCTTCTTTGATGACTTCTTTGGTTTCTTTGATTTCTTCTTTGAGCACTTCTGCTTTTTCTGACAACACAGTAATACCCAACAGCTGTTCTATGATGTCTTTTTGTTCGTTAGCCTTCAACCCAAAAAATGGCGGAGCGTATGTGTGCAGTGCCACAATGTTTTGAAACATAATATGTGACATGCCCAATATCTTTGTGATGTCTTTTTGTGTTTCGCGAGAATCACCTTGTGCTTCGTCTGATGCTTCTTCTTCACCATCCACATAAAATTTTATGATGGCAGGTTTTCTGCCACGCTCTATCTTGTATTTTTTGCCATCTATCTCAAACTCACAGGAAACCACCATACCACGTTCATTGGTTTTGTTGACAAGATTATCTCTTTTTATATTAGTGAGTGCATCACCGAACAGTGCGAACGACAGTGCATTTAGAATAGTAGTTTTTCCTGTGCCGTTCCTTGATCCCGCATCATCACCACCCAAGTCGATGTTTTGTCCCAACACCAGTGTCAAATCCTGTCCCTCGAAGTTGATGGCCTGTGTGACATTGCCCACCGACATAAAGTTTTTTACTGTGAGTGTTTTAAATTTGATCATAGATTCTTATAAATTTCCAATAACAAGTTGCGATCATAGTGTTCCGAATCCACTGCCATCAGTTGTGAATGCACGATTTCATCTATGGATTCGAATGATTGTGTCAAATCTGTGGAGTCGTATTGTGTGATGTCTCTCTGCTGGATGAACGTCATCTCACGCAGTTTGTATTGACTGCTGAATGTGTCTTTGATGAAGTTGGATTCTTCGTAGGTTATTTCTGTGTCTATGTCCACACGCACATATGCTCGTTTTTTTAAAACAGATGCGTTGTGCAGTATTTCACTTAATTTTAAAGTTTGGTAAACAGGCATGTCCGGCCAGTCGTGATATCGAGGATCGCCTCCATGTTCCAATTCCATGTAACCACGCCTGAAATCGTTGGCGTCTGAATAGTTGTGCGGAAAAGCATTGCCTATGTAATGGATGTTGCCCTTCATCTGTCGCTTGTGGAAGTGACCCGAGAAAACATAGCCATGATGATTCAAGTCATCTGCAGTGAGCTCGTTTGTGTCGGGCATGGAGACCATTGCGTTCATAAGGAAGTGTGGCAACTCAAAGTGTCCGAAAACGTACGGTTTGGCGGGCATGTCCTTGAGTTGCTTCCATTCCTCTGACACCAGCCACGGGATAAACGCACAATCCTCTGTGTGGAATGGTTCCAGAATTAGTTTCAAATTTTTGATGTGTTTGGCGAATTCGATCGAATTCACTGAACGTGAATCCTTGTAGTACAAATCATGATTGCCCACAATGAAATAATTTTTTTCGAAGGAACTCGCGATCTTTTCTAAATTTTTTAATGAGTGTTGCAGTGTGGTGATGTTGATGGTCGCCCTCTGATGATGCCAGTCGCCCAAAAAGATACAGGTTTCGCAACCTTGTTGCTGTGCGTGTTGGATGAACCAATCCACATATCTGTCGCAGTCTTCATTGAACTGTCTGGAGTTTCCTTTGTTGCCAAAGTGTATGTCTCCAAACACCGCCGCACGTTTAAATGTTTGCATTATGAATAAGTTTACTACAAAAAAATTTGTTTGTCTATCTTAATTGGTGGTATTGGTTAAATGATTTCTTGCTCGGTCCAGGTAATTTCTGAAACCTTTGGATATGTATAAATTCTTTACGAAACTCTCGACCAATTCTAAGTTCTTGAGGCTGTAAGCCTTGATCACTTCGGGATCAAAATTTTTGACATGCTTGATGAAATTGTAGGGAAAATTTGCTTGGAAAAATATTTCGGAGTATGGCATCCTTACCACAGTCAAATCCAACCCATCATCGTCTATCTTTATGTTGTCGGTACTGTATGCTTGGAAATGGGGGTGGATGTTGAATTCTTCCTTTATTGTTTTGATGAAATGATCTTTGTCGGGCCTCACTACGCCTTCCCGCACACACCTCGCGACGTACAACAGATGCCCGTTGGTGACGGGATATTGGAATCCCTTGCCCCAATGATCTTCACTGCTCCAACCGGGAAAGTACTGATTCAGGTAGTGACCCAATACCTCACGCTCCAGGTCCTCCGACTCGTCGAACAGAGATTTCCATCTTTCGTAGTTGCGTTCCATGGATGATTCGCTCCAACTCCAATTTGTGGCAAGCGAGGCGATGGTTTCGAATGCGAAATGGCGATCCTTCAAGGCCGCATACACCCATTTTTTAGCGAAATTCAAGGCCAGGCAGAATTCAACGTCCGATGGATTGCAGTCCACAACGAAAAAATGTTTTTTGCCGATGTACTGTGACAGCCTGTTGGAGATTATGTGGTCCAGTGGCAGGGAATGGAATCCCAAAATAGGGTAATAGGATGGATTGTTCTTTATGAAACTGTCAAGGCCCTCTACCGACAAGTCGAACCGATCAAATGATGCCCAGAAATTATGATCTGTGTTGAACTCGTTGCTGGACTTTTGTTTGATCCTATCAGGAAACAGCAGTCCTGCTAAAAAGTTTCCGCCCGCGCCAGGTATCCAGTAAAGGCCGTAATCACACGAGAATCGAGAGGCCATGTTGACTCCTTAGCTGTCTTTGTCCGATAAATCTCTTTCCGCTTTCTGTTGGATTTCCCATTCTATCTGTCTGGTATGAGAAGGCATCATGCCATTCTCTTGCAGGATGTCGTCTCTGAGAGATTGATTTTTCTTCTCCACATTCAAGATCCTTGTGAAAGAGTTTGTTATGGCCGCTGTGTAATAAGCAAATGGATTGTCTGACTTGGATTCATCGAACTGCAATCCGATCTGGCTGAGTTGCATGAGTGCTTGGCCCTGCATCTCGTCATTGTATGTGTAACCACGCCAGTTGCCTCTGGTTCCGTACCTCTGTGTCAACAGTATGAACATCTTGGCCAGAGTGTTGGTCATCTTGCCATGATCAGGAGAGAAGTGTCCATTGGACAGTCCGCCCTTCCAGTGCGATTTGCCCACGCAGACCAATTTTTCCTTGTCGTCGTATTTCCAGTGCTGATAGGGTGGAAAGTTCACCTTGGCCTTGGATTCTGCTATGTTCTTGGGATTCACCTTGCGTTTGGAGTTGGGCACATGGTCGAATGTCATCACTCGGAACACGATATCTGACTTTTCTATCTTCTTTGGATCATGTTTCTCACCGGTCTCACGTTCTAATCTTTTAGCCCGTTCTCTCTTGCCCTGTGCAACCGATCGTATGTTGATCTTGTCTATGGATGGCACGATGATGTCATAGTTCCTGTACTCTTCGGACAGATATTCGCTGTAAGTGGCCTTGCTCAGGTGTATTTGCTTGAGCATGTCTCTGTTGTTTAGATATTTTGTGGCCATAAATTGCAGTATTTGTTTGTTAGCATGTACAAATTATAATATATGTAGTTAATGATTGCAATAAATATCTGCAATATGATAACAAATTTTTTCAACAAGGGTTCGGAGTATTTAAAAAAGGGCGTTGGCAAGATAGGTTCCGTCACGGGCATAGGCCAAACCATAGGCAGCAGATTGGCAGCGGCCGGCCTTCCTTTGGGAGGCATATTTGGCAGGCAAGAGTCTGCACTGCCACAGCAGGCATCTATATCATCCGGCACAACTGATTGGGCAGTTACCATAGGTTGTCCACAGTTCGACACACTGATGGCCGATTCCAAGATACTAAAAGTCATGTCGGACAAACCCTACAAGGGTGTGAGATTCCCCACAACTCCTGCCGTGTTCATGTCTCATTCTGCGTCATATGATTCTCGTGCTGTGTTGCACAACAACTATCCTTACTATTCATACCAAAATTCGCAGGTGGATTCCATGACCATCAATGGTAATTTCCCCGTTATGAACAAGACCGATGGACAAAATTGGTTGGCAGCCATACACTTCCTACGAACAGTAACCAAGATGTACTACGGAAGAGGAGATAATCAAGGCAATCCTCCTCCGGTGTGTAAATTGAACGGTTATGGCGAACATGTCTTTCAAAATGTGCCTGTCATCATCACGAACTTCACTGTGGATCTCAGAGCAGACGTAGACTACATTCCTGTAAGCCTAACTTCCACAAAAACAGAAACTTTGGTGCAGGGTGGAGAAATAACAATTGAGCAAATGGCTCCCATTGCGTCGACTCCTATTGGTGGTTTCGATTATAGGCCGAGTAAAAAATACGGCCCGATCGCAGGACAAGTGGAAGTGGACGGTATCACTTATGTGCCGACCGATTCTATGATAACTGTTCAGTGTGTACCTGTGTACTCACGCAACAAGATTTCCAAATTCTTTAACCTAAAAGATTTTGCAGCCGGTAGCTTGGCCAAAGATGGATTCATTTAATGGCAACATACAAAAACACATCACCTTATGCTAAGACAGGACAGGGAGTAGAGTCTCTCGCTGTGTTGAACAAAAGAATGTTTGCTTTCGAGCCGGACGACATCGAGTATGAAATCGACTCTTGGTATCAGAACCGTCCTGATCTATTAGCACATGATCTTTACGGTGATGCTAAACTGTGGTGGGTGTTCATGCACAGAAACATGGACGTGATAACAGATCCGATTTGGTCGTTCTCGGCGGGTGCTGTGATCAGGATACCTAAGAAGCCAACATTAGAAAAGTATTTGGGAATATAATATGTCAACGCGATCAAACTTGACCAATGTAAGCGATGTGGTCAACAACAAGAGATTAGAAAACAGCTACAAGTTGCCATATGACCTTAGTGGCTTTGGATATGCCAAAGCATTCAAATCCAAGACAAAATCTCCTGGTGTTCATCCCAACATCAGCAAGGGAAACATCACAATAAACGAAGACGGAAGCAGGAATGGCACAGTCACCAATTCGTTGATGGGGTCGGCCGAACAGGAACAGATACAGTTCTACAAAAAAGATTTAGGTGACACATCTCATCCCTTCTCGCTCAATCGTGAACCTGAGCAAGACACACTGATAGGTGCCAACAATGAAGTGACAGACAAATTGGGCAATGGTTACACACACCCATTCAGCCAAAACACAGAAGTGGGCGGGTTCGGAGGAAACTCCACTGGCAACACTTCTACATCATCCAACACACAATTGCCAAATGGCAATGTTTTGCTTGATTATGAACCAATGAATTACATCATCACCTTGTCGTGTTTGAGCAAGCAAGCATTCAACACAGGAGTGAACGGAACCGAAACGGTCATTCTGCAAAGCGGAGGTAAAGGAAAACAAGGCGACGGACCTTTGGGCGTTGATTATTACATAGACAACTTGGTTATTAGGAACAGCGTTGCCCCCAACGAAGTTACCGCGTCAGGCAGTATGTATCAAATTTTGTTTGATGTGACAGAGCCCTACGGCACTTCCTTCATAGATGCCTTGATACAAGCGGCCAAGATACAAGGATACAAAGATCATACCACCGCCGTGTACAATCTAAGGATAGAATTCAAAGGTTATGATGAAAATCAACAACCAAAGTCCAACATACCGTTTTCTACCAGAGATGTTCCCATGCACATCTATGATGTCAAGATGAACATCGATGCAGGAGTTACAACTTATCAGTGTCAGTGCAGACCAGGCACTGCTCTTCCATTGACGGATTTGTATCAAACACTACAAGCCAGTGTGACATGCTCGGGCGACACGGTGGGAGACCTGATAGAAGATTTCTTGAACAAATACTCACAAGAATTATCCAGCTTGCAGACCAACAGCAATCTAAAATTCAAGCCAGGCAAAACTGATCAGTACGTTTTGGACAGATCCGGTAGCATGAAAGACATATTGTCATCACCGATCAACTATTCTGAGTCATCGTCACTGATCAAGATGTTCGCTGTTTCCAACTTGGGAGTGAATCAAGCACCTCCCGGTTACGCGAGGATAGTTACCGTTAACAAAGGCACCAAGATCCAGACATTCATTGAAGCAGTGGTCAAGGAGAGTAGATTTTATAGGGATCAGTTCGTTGGCAACCGACCCAAGACTCTTGAGTTGACAACACTGAGGCTTGAGACACAGTTGGAAATTGGTGAAGACAACGGCAACGGAAGGGACCAGTACACATTTGTTTATGTGTTGAGATCGCAAGTGTACACTTCGGATTTGATGGACGGAACCATTGACATCACCAACTATTTGACCCCTTCAAGGACTTATAATTACAGTTTCACGGGTGCCAACAGGGATGTGTTGAATTTCAACCTGAATTATCAATTTTCTTACTACCAGGTTATTCCTTATCTTGTAGATGATGGATCCGCAGGAGATCTCACAGGATCCGCCGGCGGCGAAGTTGGACAAGATATAAATCTTGGTGACCAAACCAAAAAGTCAACAGTGGGAGATGTTAAGAACGAAGTTCAGAACATTGGACAGCAGGACTTGATAGACGGACTCAATGATTCCAACGGACAGATAGTACAGTCCTTCCAGGATCTAATACAGAATCCACGTGCTGACTTGGTTGTCACCAACATTGAAATTTTAGGTGATCCTTACTGGATACCACAAAAAAACGTCAGCAATAGGTCATTCCAAAACACATTCACTGGCACCACAAACACAGATGCAAGTGGAGCCGTGGCCACCGACGAAGGTCAATTGGTCATCAAGATAAACGTGAAGCAACCCGTGGATCTCGATGACGAATCCGGACTGTTTAAGAATTTACAAGACATACAAGGATTCCAAGGATTCTACAGAGTTTATCTGTGTGAACACAGATTTGAAAACGGCATTTACACAACTGTGCTGTCGTGCTACAGAGTAAAAAATCAAAGCTCTGAAACCAAAAAGGAAGTGTCAAAATCGTCACTCACAAATGATTCCATCATTAAGGTCTATGATCTACCAACTTTGGCAGATGTGGGTGCATCAGGAGAAGGCGAAGGTTTTTCTCCTCAGGTTGAAATAATAAGCATGGCGGGAGATGCCTTTGGTGGTGGCACAAAATGGTGGGAGTCGGGTAATGTGGTCAAGATGCCAATCAACGAGGCGGTGTCAAATGGCGGAACCGGCGGTGCAGTTGGCATCGTTAAAAAATCAACTGTGGGGCAAAGTTTGAACTCGATGGGTCCTGATGTGATAACCCCAAAAATCGATGTGGAATTTGTTGCTAACAAGTCTGCGAATTTGGACAAATATTTGGGAGAAGGGCAAAGGAATAGGTTACAAGAAAATTTAGGCACCTCGCCACAAGCTGGTCAACTTGCGGGTGAGAGAGGCTACATAATAGGTGGATTATAATGCCAGTCAATAAAAGATCAGCGACAGACATCAGCAACAGAATAAAAACTTTTCCCGGACCGTATGTGGCATATGTCAAAAGCGCCACAGATGTCAACAGGATGGGGAGACTGGCAGTGCATATTCCGGAACTGCATGGAACATACGATGAAGTTTCCAAGACCCTGGGAGCCGCGACCATTATGGTCTCATACTGCTCGCCCTTCGCGGGCACAACTCCGCTGAGCGAAACCACCGACGGAAATCGAGAGTATGGCAACACCCAGAAGTCGTATGGATTCTGGATGGTACCACCAGACATAGACACCAAAGTTTTGGTCATGTTCGCCAACGGTGACATAAACCGTGGATATTGGATGGGATGTGTGTTCGAGGAATACATGAATCACATGACTCCGGGCAACGCAAACAGTCAACCCAACAAGTATGTTGGCACCTCTTTTGAAAACGACAGATATTACAGTGAATTTGGCATGGAGTCGGCGCCTGTGGCCGAAGCACAAAGGAAAGCCGAAACGAATTTGGTGAGCAGGGGAAACCTTGACCCGGACAAAGACTCCGTGTACACAGTCCGCCCGGTCAACCCCTACATGGCGGATGCACTGATCGGCCAAGGCCTGCACAATGACAATGTGCGTGGAGGCACATCATCTTCTGCACGACGCGAAACACCATCTCAGGTGTTCGGCATATCCACACCAGGACCCATAGACTTTGAAGGCCAACAGACTCCACCTCGCGAATCCATCAACAGGCACGGCAAAATTTTCAGTGGCGGCGGACCAAACCCCGGCAACACCATAGGCAAGGTGGCACACTCTCGCCTTGGAGGACATCAGTTCGTCATGGATGACGGTACTCCAGCGAAGAAAGTCAACAGATCCATCACCCAACCCATAACAAATGAACTGATAAGATTGAGAACCAGAAGCGGCGCCCAACTCTTACTGCACAACACCGAAGGGTTGGTGTACATCACAAACAATGATGGCACAGCTTGGATAGAATTCACTCAGGACGGCAAGATAGATATCTGGTCACAGGACAGCATCAGCGTACATACCAGAATGGATTACAACATGAAGGCGGACAGGGACATAAACTTGGAAGCCGGAAGGAACATCAACATAAAAGCCATCGGCACATCACCATTCTCTGATGACACAGCCACCAAGGGCAGGATCCACATCGATGCGGGTTCCAACATAGAAATGAAGGCGGCGGCGGACATCAAACAAAAAGCCGCTGTTGATTTCAAACTGTATGCTGGAGTGAATGGCAAGATAGAAGTTGGCACCAACATAAATTTCTATGCCGGCGTAGACTTCCTTGCCAATACAGGAAATGAAATACACATGAACACAGCCGGCAAGGTTTCGGCGGGACACGTGGGAAGCACCAATGTTGAAAGCCTAACAACTTACACCAACCAGGGAATATATTTCAATGACACACTTGCTCAGGCACAGTCGATATTGAAAAGGGTGCCGACCAAAGAGCCTTACGCTGAACATGAAAACAAAAGACCAGACAAGACCACTTGGCATGAAACTGACAGAGAATTGCCAGATGAAAGAGAGATAACATAATGCCTTTGGCAGCTAGACAAACAGATGCTGTGGCAACGGGCCACGGTTGTGATGGCACAACTACATTGGCAGCCCCTGGACAAAGCACTGTGTACGCAGAAGGTTTGTTGTGGTGTAGGTTAGGAGATGTGACTGTCAGCCATTTGGTACCATCAGGTGAAGACTGCGTGGCTCACGTCGCTTCCATTTCAGGATCCAGCAGTTCTGTTTATGTGGAGGGAGTTTTATGTGCAAGGAAAGGCGATGGTTGTGATGCTGGTTCTATTACAGGCAGTGCGGCCACAGTTTATGCAGGTTAAATATAAAATATGTCCACAGTAACTTACAAATCAAAATCAACAGTGCAGAAGAACACTTCCGCAAGGACACAACTGTTCAAGGGGTTTTCCACACAGGGCAACAACTTCAAGGACACTAAACTGTATGATTTCGAGTTGGTTAAACAGGATCTGTTCAATCATTTCAACATAAGGAAGGGAGAGAAGTTGGAAAATCCGGAGTTCGGAACCAACATCTGGCAGTACATATTCGACCCGTTGGACGATCAAACCCGAGAAGCCATCACACAGGATGTGCAAAACGTCATAAACTATGATCCCAGAGTCGTTTTAGACAGTTTACAGCTGGATGAATACGAGCACGGAATTCAGATCACCATCGGAGTGGTGTATGTGGCCTATGGAGTCGCAGAGCGAATGAACCTTTTGTTCGATCAAAACCAAGGTTTGATGACACAATCTTCTCAATTGTATCCAGTCTAAAAGGTAGAATAAAGTGCTTACATTATTTCTACAATAAATATTAACAATGGCTGTAGACACAAGACAAAACACTTTATTATCATCATCTGCCTGGCAGAAGATTTATAGAACATTCAGTGAAACTGATTTCAAATCATATGATTTTGACACCATCAGACGCACCCTAATAGACTATCTACAAATAAACTATCCTGAATCATTTAATGACTATATAGATTCTTCGGAGTTTGTTGCACTGATCGACTTGATAGCATACGTTGGTCAGTCTATTTCTTACAGGGTCGACTTAAACGCCAGAGAAAATTTCATCGATCTTGCTGAGCGTAAAGAGTCAGTGCTGAGATTGGCCAGATTGATTTCCTACCAACCAAAAAGGAACGTGGCGGCATCTGGTTTTTTAAAAATTGATTCGGTCATCACCACAGAATCTGTGTTTGATGCCAACGGACAAAATCTTGCCAGCACTCCGGTGTTGTGGAACGACATCACCAATGCCAATTGGCAGGAACAATTTAATTCGATATTGAATGCGGCTCTTAGCAGGGAGCAGTTCATAGGCAAACCACAGGCCGGTGAAACAATCTTCGGCATACCCACAGAAATGTACAGATTAAATTCCGCCAACATCTCAGAACCATTGTATGGTTTTAACAGAAACATCGGTGGAGTCAACATGCCGTTCGAAGTGGTGCCTTGTAGTTTCTTAAATGAGAAATACATCTATGAAGAATCACCTATTCCAGGCAACGGTCTATCATTCATATACAAGAATGATTCTCAGGGTTATGGTTCGGCCAACACCGGTTACTTTTTACATTTCAAGCAAGGGTCTGTGGGATTCCAAGATTTCACAGTTACTAATGCATCGCCGAACACAGTGGTTGCTATCGATCAAACCAACATCAACAATTCAGACGTATGGTTGTTTGGCCTTGACGAAAACGGCATAATTGAAAACAGATGGACCAAGGTGCCTGCGATCACAGGCAACAATGTCATCTATAATTCATTGTCACAAAACATCAACAACCAATACGCAGTGATCACCAGACCAAACGATCAGGTCAGTCTTGTGTTTTCAGATGGTGTGTACGGCACACTGCCAAAAGGCAATTTCAGATGTGTGTTTAGAGCCAGCAACAATTTGACATACTCTATACAAAAATCTTCAATGTCGAACATCAGCATCTCTGTGGACTACATATCCAGATCTGGCCAGACCAACACACTGACCATCAACGCTTCATTGCAAGGCACAGTAACTAATGCATCTCGTTCACAGTCCATACAGGAGATCAAGACTCTGGCACCGCAGTCATACTACACAAACAATAGGATGATAACTCCTGAAGATTATCAGATAGTCCCGTTGACAGAGAATCCATCCATTGCGAAAGCAAAGTCGCAGGTTAGAACAAGTTCTGGCATATCGAGATTTTTAGATGTTGTAGATCCGACCGGAGTCTATTCACAGACAGATATTTTTGCTGACGACGGAATCCTTTACAGAGATGAAAAAGATCAAACTTTTGATTTCCAATTCAGCAACAACAATGACATACAACAGATGATCAACACCACACTTACAGATGTGATGAAGTCTGCAACATTTAGACACTTTTACTACAAGAATTATCCGTCTTTGACATCACCAAACAAGACTTGGAACAGATCAACCATATCCACAAATTCATGTACAGGATACTTCCTTGAAGGATCCACTCCTGTATCGGTTGGAGCACAATCAAGTTCCAACTTGAAATATGTCACAGCAGACTCTCTGATCAAATTTACAGCACCTTCCGGTTATCATTTCATGAACAATGGTACTTTGATGTTGGGTTCAGCCAATCATCCAAATTCCAGAGATAGTTGGTGGAGCAAGATTGTTTCTGTCGAGGGAGATGGCTCCAACGTGGGGCAAGGCAATCTCGGTGACGGCACTGGTCCTATTCAACTTAATGATAATTTGCCAACCACAAGTGTGTTGTCGGAGATTATACCAAAATTTATTACATCTGTCAGCACCACACTGTCAGCGTCCATCATCGACAATGTCAAGAATTACAGGAATTTTGGATTATCATACAATTATCTCACATCTACATGGTCTGTGATCAACGAGGACAATCTAAACACGGGCACTTTCAGTCTTGCTAATCAGGGATCAACAGCAAACACACAATCGGATTCATCATGGATGATAAGATTTACTACAAATGGCGTTTCTTACACTGTGTATTACCGTTCCACAGATTATGTTTTCCAATCCAAATCCAGAAATAAGTTTTACTTCGACGAATCAGTCAAGATATATGATCCTACCACAGGTAAAACCATTAAGGATAAGATACAGATACTTTCCACCAACCTCGGACCAGATCTAACTTCTTCCTTGCAGAGAAACTACGATTGGCAGATAGTTAAAAACTTTCAGGGTGTAGATGGTTACTACGATACAAGAAAGATGAAAATTGGATTTTTCGATTCAGATGATGACGGAGTAGTGGATGATCCTGATCTTTTCGACACAGTTGTAGGAGAACTGACATCACCCACATCCAAGTATGTGTTCTTCCAGACAGTGACCAGAAATGGTTTCGAAGAGCAAGATCCTGTGCTGAACAGTGATTTTGTTGTGACATCCATAGAAGGTGACATCACTGATCTTAAAGTGTACGCAAATGGTCAAAAATTTTATTTTTCCTCGACTAAAACATTCAAACAGTACAACAGCACCACTGGCACACTGACAACCCTGTCTGGATACAGTGCGTACATAGGTAGAGATTCACTATACTACAGATACAACCATGGGGCTCCAAGATCTCGAAGAATTGATCCTGCTGTGTCAAACATGATAGATGTGTATGTGATGACAAAAACTTATGATCAGGAATTTAGAACCTGGCTTAAAAAGAATCAATCAACTACAAAGCCTGTGCCTCCGACCATCGCTACCCTAAACGAAACATATACAGCAAGCTTGAATCAGTTAAAAAGCGTTTCGGATGAAATAATCTTTAATCCAGGAAAATACAAATTAGTGTTCGGTCCTGGCGCCGAGTCTGAACTGCAAGCAACATTCAAGATTGTTAAAAATCCTGCCACCAACGTCAGCGACAATCAATTGAAATCATCTGTGGTGGAATCGATTAACACTTATTTTAGTTTGGGGCTCTGGGATTTTGGAGACACTTTTTATTTTTCAGAATTAGCCGCATTCTTGCATAATTCATTGACACCTGATGTGTTGAGCGTGGTCATAGTACCTGCTCAGGCATCGAGTGGATTTGGTTCATTGTTTCAGATCAACTCTTCGGAGAATGAAATTTTGATATCATCAGCCACTGTGGATAATGTTGAGATGATCACATCGATAACTGCTGAAAAAATCAAAGCCACAGGCAATGTTGTAGTATCGACTGGTACATCATCATCGACTACTGGCACAGCAACAGTAACATCCACAGCAACTTCTAGCAGTTCTAGCAGTTCTGGGGGTTACTACTAATGGCAAAATCAACTCGCCCTTCACATAAACTATTACCACAAACTTTTCAAACCGAAAAGAATAAAAAATTCCTATCCTCCACTCTGGATCAATACATAGAACCATCCACATTGGATAAGGTTAATGCTTATGTAGGACAAAAGTATCACAGCAGTTTTAGGAAGGATGACACATATCTTCAAGAACAGAGCAAAGAGAGACAAAATTATCAACTGGAAACAGCTACAACTTATAAATCTAATGGTTCCGAAATTGATTTCATTGCACCATACATAGATGTGGTCAATGAAATAGGTGCACGCGGTGGTGACAAGTACAGACACGACAAACTATGGCAAAGTGATTTTTACTCATATGCTCCGCCGGTAGACGCAGACAAACTCATCAACTTCAGAGAGTATTACTGGATCCCTAATGGTCCTATCTCGGTGCAGTCTAACATAGACAACCCCGGAAGTGTGATCACTATTAATGTAACAAATGAAGGTTTAACGGGATGGAAGTTCAACAACAAGGCCAATGTAAATCCTGACATCACTGTGTACAGAGGCAACACTTACAAGTTTGTAATCAACGCTCCGGGCATGAATTTTTGGATCAAGACAGATTATGGCACAGGACGTGACAGCACAGCTAACACAGATTACGTGAACAACAACGGAGCCTCGTCGGGCGAGGTAACTTTGTACATTCCGACGTCGGATTCGTCTACTATACCGGAAACTGTTTTATATTACCAATGCGAAGATCATCAACCTATGCAGGGTCGATTAATAATCAAAGACCTTGCCAATGAAAATTTCGACATCCAGGAAAACCTTATAGGAGTAAATGGATTCACAGACAGTCTTGGCCTTGTTTATTCATCAGGGCAGAAGATAACATTCCAGGGTGATCCAGTGTCCGACAGACCACAGACGTTCTACGTTGAAAATGTTGGCAGAAGTATCATGTTGGTAGAGCAGAAAGATCAATTGGTTTATGAGCTTTATGGAATCAGCGAGATTGAACCATGGGACTACAACGGAGTGACTGGTTGGGATTCCAAGGGTTGGGGCGAAACCATAGGTATAATTGAGTTTCCTGATTACTGGACCATAAACAGAGCATCACAGGATTTGAACGCATGGTCCAGAGGCAACAGATGGTTCCACAGATCGGTCATAGAGACAGCCAATCTTAAAAACAATCTTCAAACAACTCTGAATGAAAACCAGAGAGCCAAAAGACCTATAGTAGAATTCATACCAGGATTGCAACTGTTCAATCACGGTAGCAGAGGCAAGGGAGTTGATTTTGTCGATACCAAGACCACTGATGCATTCAGCAATCTGCAGGGTGCGTTAGGATTGAGCATTGATCAGACCACAGTGACCGAAGGCTCCACTATCGTGTTTCCTAATGATCCTGAGCAAAAGAATAAAATTTTTACCGTCAAGTTTGTAGTTCTGGGAGACAGCAGTCTAAGGATCACGTTCGATGATGATTCCACCACTGTGCAAGAGGGACAGAGCATATTCGTCAAAAAAGGTAAAACGCAAAAAGGCAAGACATACCATTACAAAAACGGTGCATGGGTGTCGAGCCAGGCAAAGACAAAGTTGCAACAGAAGCCTTTGTTTGATGTTTTCGATGATGCCGGAATAAGTTTATCAAAAAATGACACCTATCTGTCGACTACATTTGCTGGTTCCACACTGTTCGAAGTTGCCACTGATTCGACTCAAGGAACTCCTGACACTGTGTACAACACAAATGTGATTTACCAAAGATATGGATTGTTGTCGGACATTCAGCTGAATGATTCTTTCAACAAGGACACATTCCAGCACATAACAGACCAAGGCCTTGAAACATTCAACCTCAGACAGTATTTTTTGAAAGTGAATTCGGGTAGTTCGTACACACTTTCCAACAACTGGAAGAAAAATGTAATCGAACATCCTCAACAACGCATAGAAGAATACACAGCCAACAAGGATCAAACAGACTTTGAAGTCAAGGCGTGGAGAAATTCTGCACAATTGACCGACATCACACTACAAGTTTTCATAGACGGTGAGTTGACCAAAGATTATGTGAGGAAGAACACCAACAAGAACTTGATAGTCCGGTTGAACAAAAAACAACCACAAGGAACTCAGATAACCATCAAGTCTTACTCTGAGAGAGATTTTCCTACCACAAATGGTTTTTGGGAAGTTCCTGTGACAGTGGTCGGAAACCCATTGAACAAGAATCTTTTATCTTTCACACACGGTGACATATCTTCACACTATAAGACCGGTGTGCAAAACCACCCCTCATTCACTGGATTGGTATCGGGGGCCAACAACAGCAGAGATCTTGACAATGTTTTTGCTTATTCTACTAAATTTTTGCAACATTCCAGCAGTGCACCATTGGCGTCTGTGTTGACCAGAGATCCTGTTTTGGACATTGTGTCTGCGTTCAGATCTTCGTCCAATGACTATGAAAAAATCAAGAAATCTTTAATTTCAGCTTGCGACACTGTGACACTCAACGGCACAGTGGCCGAACAGTTGGACCTACTTTTGTCACACATCAATTCTAACAAAAACAGTTCTATGCCATACTTTTCATCTGACATGTTGGCATATGGCACCAATAAGAACACACTGTCCTACACAGTAACTGACGCAAACATCACTTCGTATCCTATCACAAGTGCTTTCGATCTGGAAAAATTATCGGAGAAAAGTGTGTACGTTTACATCAACAATGTGCAGATACTAAACGGAACAGATTATGTGTTTACTGATCTACAAGATTCGACAGCGATCATCGGTGTGGACATAAAAAAAAGTTTGAATGTGGGAGATGTCATCATCATAGACGAATATGTTTCTACACAAGGATCGTACATCCCGGCAACACCCGCCAATCTGGGTTTGGCTCCTAAATACACCCCGAGAAAGTTTTTGGATGACACTTATCAATCAGAGGATTCTACAACACAAGGCATCAATGTGATAGAAGGACATGATGGTTCCATCACAGTGGCATATGATGATTTCCGTGATGACATATTATTAGAGTTTGAAAAGAGAATATACAACAATATCAAAACTATCTACAAGGATGACATCATCAACTTAGAACCAGGCTTCTATAGATTGAATGATTACAGCACTGACCAGTATGACACTTTGATAGCCAGAGAATTTTACACATGGTCGGGCGTGAATGCTATCGATTACTCCACTAATTCTACATATGATTCTGGAAACCCATGGACGTACAAATGGACAGGCTATCAAGCCAAGTTCGATGATTCGCAACTCAAGGGTTTTTGGAGAAGGATATACCACCTATGGTTTGACACAGACAGACCACACACCGCTCCTTGGGAGATGTTTGAATTTTCAGAGAAACCAGAATGGTGGGATTCAGTGTATGGACCAGCTCCTTACACAGGAGGCAACCTACTGCTTTGGAAACACGTTGAACAAGGGTTCATACCGCAAGGATCGAGAAAAGGATACTACAGGAGGTATGCCAGAAACGGAGTCCTTTCCAACATACCAGTAGACGATGCTGGAAGATTGTTGGATCCTGCCAATGCAGGAATCATCAAAGGCGGCACATCATCTGAACAACTGCAATCATCTTCTTGGGTTTTTGGAGATTGGGGCCCACCAGAGACTGCATGGAGGAAATCGTCATCATTCAGATTCGCACTACAGATAGCAAAATTTTTGGCCAGACCCGGGCAGTATTCAGGATTGTATTTCGACACGTCCAGAATTAAAAAGAACACAATAGATCAATATGTTTACGACGGCAAATATCGAGACACCATCACAAACTATGCCCTTCCTTCGGGGACAACTTTAACCGCAGGTTATGTCAATGTGTTGTATGATTATGTCAAAGGTTTGGGTTTCGGCATCGATTACATAGCCAATAGGTTATCCAATCTTGATGTGCAGTTGGCCTACAAACTGGGTGGATTCAGCAACAAGGAAAATATGAATGTTGTGGTAGGCAGCTACAGTCCTTCTTCGACTAACAAGAGTGTATACATTCCTAAAGAAAATTTCAATTTATACTTGTTTAAAAGTGCACCTATCGACAATGTCAATTACTCGGGTGTGATAGTTGAAAAATCCGCCGGTGGATACAAACTGAGTGGATACAACAACTTTGATAGATCATTTTCATATTACCCACCTCGGATCAACAACAACAATAGTGTTGTGGTGGTGGGTGCAACAACAGAATCGTACGTGGATTGGCGAGCGAATGGATTCTATGCTTCCGGATCGGTTGTCAAGAACGGCGGATTCTTCTACAGAGCCAACAACAATATTTCCAGCGGACAAACCTTCGAAGAGGACAATTGGAGCAAGATAGGCGCAAGCCTTCCTCTCAAGGGTGGAGTAAGGGTCAACAAATACAAGGATTACCTGCAGAATGTCGCAACCATAACATACGGCACTGAAGTAAGTTCCACACAGGAAGTGGCCAACTTCTTGTACGGTTATGATCAATATCTTAAAACCAAAGGGTTCGTGTTTGACGAGTTTTCAACAGAACTCAACACTCCCATTGACTGGGATCTTTCAGTCAAGGAGTTTTTGTTTTGGAGCACCCAGGAATGGGAAAATTCAGCAGTCATAACACTTTCGCCGGCATCGGCCAAATTAAAATTCCAGAAGGAAAACACAATTGGTGATGATCTCATAGGCGGTGATAATTTTTATACAGTATTACAACAGGATGGATTCCCCATCCAGCCCACAAACTTGTCCACCAACAGAACTAATGGACAATTTGTGATAGAAACCAATCCAGATGAGGATGGAATCTATAACGCAGACATCAGGGCCATACAGAAAGAACATGTGCTGATACTGGACAACAAGACTTCATTCAAAGATGTGATATATGATGACTTGATGGGAGTCAGACAGGACCGTGTAAAATTGGTGGGGTGGAAAACATCCAACTGGAACGGAGATATTTACGCTCCCGGTTACATCGTGGACACTGCAAAAGTTTATTCCTGGACAACATTTACAGATTACAAGAAAGGCGATGTAATCAGCCATCAAAGCAACACATACGTTGTGTTGAGTAATCATAATTCCGGAGAAAACTTCAACAATTCTTACTACAGGTTGAAAACAAGTGAGCCGCAAAAAGACCTACTACCGAACTGGGACGCCAAGGCCGAATCGTTTAGAGATTTTTACTCCTTAGATACAGAAAACTTTGATGCAGAACAACAAAAGTATGCACAGCACTTGATAGGTTTCCAGACCAGAACGTATTGGGAGAACTTGGGATTGGATGATTTGACCCAATACAAATTCTACCAAGGAATGATCAAGGACAAAGGCACAATCAAACCCATACAGCGATTCAAGTCTCCGACCACTGTGCAAGATGCAGTTGAGTACAATGTGTACGAAGAAAATGCTTTCAGAGTGGGAGAGTTTGGGTCATACAGGACAGATCAAAATTATCTCTTTGCTTTGGATGACAAAACACACAGACAGCAACAGCAAGTATACAACATCACGCAAAGTGTTGTCGATGACACACAAAATATCATAAATGTTTCAGCATCTGAGATGCAGGACAGACCCTACGAATTACAGTTTCCTACTTTTGCAAAATATTCATATGACACACTTAACACCCCGGATCATATTTTCCAGTATCCGATGGCTGGTTATGTACAACCACATCAAGCAAAATTTAACGCCTATGACGAATCACAGTTGCTTAATCTTTCAGTCGCAAATATGTTCGAAGGAGATAGGATCTGGTTGGCCAACACTGCCAACAAGGACTGGGAGATTTATAGAGCTACGACCATAGACAATTATATAGAATTTTATGAAGCCAGAGATGGAATACTTCAGTTCACCACATATAACCCACACGGACTTAATCCCGGAGATTACATTGTGGTCAAGAATTTTGACAATGCCATCGATGGCATCCACAAGGTAACTGAATCACCGGACAGCACAGATGGATTGTACAAGTTCAGTGTTCCATTCGTTGAAACATTCGACAGCACAAAGCAAAACGGCACCATCATGAAATTGACTTCTGTGAGACTTTCGAGTGTGGATGACATTGTAAACATCACTCCCATCAATGGATTTTCAACAGGCGACACCGTGTTTGTTGATAATGGATACAAGACTAACACAGGCTTATGGAAGATATATCAACTCAACAACAACTCTGTGTTCGAGAAAAAACAAAAATTTAAGAGTTTAATATCTACAGCGGCAGACACTAATTTTGGTTCTGCAGTGGGAATCAATTCAAACAACGGTACAGTATTAGTGATAGGATCACCCAACGAAAATGCCGCGGTGATTTACACAAGGAACTCTGATGCAGACAATTTCAAGCTCAAAAACGAAGTGGTGTACACATATTTGAATTCAGATTCTTCAGACAAAAATGGCACCAGTGTTGCAGTGTCAGGCGACGGAAACACAGTATACTCTGGTTCACCTTATTCCAAGTCCATTATGAGATTGAATCTTGCTTCCGCTTACACATCTTTTGTACCCGGACAACTCATATACGGCACAGACAGTGAAGCCACAGGAAGGATCTTGATAAACGACACAACAAATAATGTGTTGTATGTCAAGGTAATAAGTGGAGTTTTCACCACAGAAAATTTATGGTTAGAAGATTCGTCCAGTTTGGTATCCATATCGTCAGTGGTAGGTACCACAACAGAAACTAATCAAGGTTTGGTGCACATTATGACCAAAGATCAGTATGGCAGTTGGGGTATCACCCAATCTGTGGCATCCCCGACATTAGGCAGCGACGAGTACTTTGGATGGTCTGTGGCTTCTTCGTCTGATGGCACATATCTGTTTGTTGGAGCGCCGTCCAGCACCACACTTGCCAGTGATTCCGGATTGCATTCAGGCAAAGTTTACGTTTACAAGAAGACAAGCGGCAAGTACATATACAATCAAACACTCACACCAGGCAGTTCATCCCAATCGATAGATAAGTTTGGATTCTCCATGGCAGTCAGCGATGATGCTAAGGTGCTCACAATCAGTTCGCCATATTATGATCTCGACTCATCGTCATTCGGCGACAGCGCCACAGACTCTGGTTCTGTCTATGTTTATAGATTAAACGATGACACTTACTACTATCAAACACAAGAAATAACCAGTCCTAATAATCAAGGCGCCAACTTCGGGTATTCAGTGGGCATCAGCGCCACAGACAAGGACTTGTTGATCGGGTCACCACAAACCATAGTAAATGAAAATCCACAAGGCGCTGTGTATTATTACAAATTAAATTCATCCTCGCACATCGGGGACGGATCCACAAACGCATTCACTCCAAACTTCACTGTGTCATCTGATACAGTTTCGGTTTCTGTGAACGGCAACACAGTATATGATTATACCACGTCGGGCAATGTTGTGACATTCGGAACAACTCCTTCGATAGGTGATGCCATAGTGATTTCGCAGTACAAGTTGTATCAGACAATCAATCAACCCGTGTACAAAGCCAACAGCAAGTTTGGTCAGCGTGTTGCTGTTGATGGCAAAAGATTAATTGTGCATTCTTTAAATTTCGGACCCAAGCAAAAAACAACTTTTGACAAATTTTTGACGGATGGGTCTACTGTGACTGCGGAAACAACATTCGACGGCAAAGCAACTTCATTTGTAAGCACTGTTTCTAACACCGGCGCCGCATTTGTGTTTTCCAAATTAGATACTAAATTTGTTTACGAATCTGAATTACAACCCAAGGATCTTTCATCCAATGACAAGTTTGGTTCGGCGCTGGCATCATACAACAGATCGATATTTGTTGGTGCACCCGGCCAGAGCGTGATTGGATCCGGAGACTCCACTTATTCGGGAGCGGGTCAAGTATATTGGTTTAAAAAACAATCAACAGATGCGAGTGGATGGGAATTGATACAAACTCAACCAACTTTGGTGGATCATAATAAAACTAAAACAGTGCAGGTTGTGAACAAACAGCGTCCATCATTGATATCAAGATTAGAACACATAGACCCAGCCAAAGGCAAATTATTCGGTAGAGTCGAGCAAAACATATCTTACAAAACTCCTTACGATCCTGCAGATTACGATTCATGGACACAAACTAACACCGGGCAGGTCTGGTTGGACACTTCCAAGTTTAAGTTTGCTTGGTACGAACAGGGTGATTTGAATTTTAGATTGTTGAATTGGGGCAAACTTCATCCGAGTTCCACAGTGCAGGCAAATGAATGGACAGAAAGCGAGTACACTCCGGAACAGTACAACAACCTTGCAGGAACGCAAGAAGGAGAAAGTTTAGGAATCACAGGAACTGCACAATCAAACTACGTGGTCAAATCAGTTTACGATCCCAATGTGCAACAGTTCAAGAACAAATATTTCTTCTGGGTTTCTAACCCAACTGTGTTACCGCAAGTGTTGTTTAGAACAGTCACAGCCAATCAGATTGCACAGTCCATAATTGATCCGAAATCATACAGCCAAGAATACAGTGCTGTGGTTAGAGATGATGCACTCTTAGTTTCATACAATCCTAACAGGATAACCAATGAATTGAGTCTGCGTTTTGAAAACCAAAGCGAGTCTGAGATACAACCACACAAAGAGTATGTTTTAATTTCTGAAAATGACACCACCACAAACATTCCGACACAGCTGATTGAAAAAATGAAGGACTCATTGGAGGGCAACGACATAAATGGTAGAACAGTGCCAGACGTCAGTTTCCCATCCACCATGTGGTATGGTATATTGAACAGACCGAGACAGTCTATGTTCAAAGACAGATTCGCGGCGTTGCAAAATATGATCGAGTTCGCCAACAAAGCATTGGCAAAAAAACAATACGCTGGCAACAAGACACTGACAAATTGGCTCAAGCAGGAACCATTGCCGAGCAAGATCGTGGAAGGTTACAAAATCAAAGTTGATACTGACACCGATCTCACATATCTAAACACAGAAACCTACAACACCAATGACAAAGTCTTGGTTGAATTCGACTCACGTGCCGGCAATCGATGGACCATAAACACTTTCGATGAGAACAGGAAGTTCAGAACCACCAAAGTTCAATCATATGACACCAAAAGGTATTGGGAATACACTGATTGGTACGCAAGCGGATACGATTCTACCCTGACTCCTGATTACACGGTGGCAAATGAGCGTGCAATGAGAACCACCGAATATGCGATAGGCACAATCATAAAGGTCAAATCCAGTTATGATGGAAAATTTAGATTTTACAAGAAGACATACAACAGTTTCGACACAATAGCATCCGAGGATGGCACTTTAAAAATCAAAACTAATCTGTATGACACCAGCGGATCTAATCTTGGATACGATGGTGACACATATTCTAATAATGTGTTCGATGAAAGAGCAACCACTGAAATAAGATTCTTGTTTGATGGACTGCAGAAGGACATATTCATCGACGCAGACTTGTTAGAATTCAACAAGATGTTCTTCACACTCGTAAGATATGCTGAACAAGAACAGAAAAACCTTGATTGGTTGTTCAAGTCATCTTTCGTCAAACTGATCAGCACATACAACAAGTTAGAGCAACCACCGGAATTTAGGCTGAACACAACATCGGCTGTCACAGAATTCATCCAAGAAGTGTTGCCATTTAAAACCAAGATAAGGGAAACATTAGAACAGCACAAAAATTTAGAAACTCTCGAAGGCGATGTGACAGACTTCGATAACAAATCTTACTATGACAGTCAAAACAAAACTTATGTAGCACCAAGAGTATTTGAAGACGACAGCACTTATTTTGATGTGTACAATTACAATCCATGGAAGTTCTATTCAGACAATTACAAGTTTAAAGTAGGATCCATAGATGTAGGAACCAAAGGTTCTGGTTACACTTCTACTCCTACTGTCACTATCACAGGCGGAGGCGGTTCCGGAGCTGTCGCAACTGCTGTTGTGAGTGGTGGTGAAATAACATCGATCAAAGTCACAGCATCTGGCAGCGGTTATACCACAACACCAACAGTCACCCTAACTGGTGGCGATCCAACAACACCTGCTGTTGTGGCGGCAAGATTGGTCAACAACAAGGTAAGAAGTTTCGACAGCATCATCAAGTTTGATAGATTGAACAGCAACAAAGAAATATCGAATTCTGTGATCAAGGAATGGGCTCAGTTCACACCATATGCTGTAAACGACAACATACGAGTTGGTAAAAAAATATACAGGGTACACACAGCATTCACCAGTGACTTGACATATGACAAGGACGTGTTGTTGTCTGATTCATCCACGGCTGGATATCTTACTGTGCTCACTGAATGGTCGGCAACAGACAGAATCAATTCATACTATTCGCCTACAGCGGGAATGGCAGGACTCATCGGTGATGGTTCAACAAACATAGATGCGTATGCACAATTGATGACGGGTTTAGAATATCCTGGCACTAGATTAGTAGGATTGAAGTTCGAAGAAGGCGAAGGATACGATGTTGAGCCATACGATATTGCAAGATATGACGCAACTGAGCAGGATGTGATTGATCCTACTGAACTAAGAAATGTTGACCAAGTGGTTGATTCCAAATCTTTCACCACAACATTGGGCACCAAAGCGGAAGACATTGAAGTAGTAGGCGATGCATTCATTTCAGAATATTCTGCACATGCACCTGAGGAAGTGTTGCCGGGCGGAGTGTATGACACGCTGGACATGAAAATTTACACAGCACCATCCACGGGCAGTGGAATGATGGCCAGAGCAACTTACTATGGAGATGGTTCGACCAAGTCGTTCAATGTGCCAGGAAAGATCAGCACCCTGGACAGTGTGAGAGTGTATGTTGACAATCAGTTCAACCAGGCAGATTCCACAGACTACGAACTCGATGTTGTGGCAAAGACAGTGACATTCAACACTGCTCCTGCTAACATGGCAGTGGTGACTGTACACACGGTGGACGCATCTGTGGACACGCTGGTAGCAGAATTTGAGTTAGATGGCGATGGCAGTACCACGCAGTTTAATCTTAATGTGTCCAGAGATTCCATCCAACAGACTTATGTCACAGTCAACGGAATTAAGACATCGGTCACACTCAACCAACTCACACCCACTTGTGATGACACCACATTTACTGCTGACAACACAAACATCACCGCAGACGAAACAGGCGACAGCGGCATAACCAAAATTACTTTCTCTTCCGCTCCTGCAGAAGGATCCAAGATATTCGTGCATTTCTTCAATGTTTCCGGAAGCATAGCATACAGCGAGATGGTCACCACTGAGTACACAGTGCCGACCACAGGAGCTAACAAAAATAAAGTTTCGCTCAATCCAAGACCTGGATTGATCGGACCATACGAACACAAAATCATCGTTGAAGGAGTGTCCGGCACATCATCGACCAACAGATACAGATTGAGTCCACCGGTGGTTAGATATTTCAGCGGAGATGGATCCACAAGGACTTTCTTCGTGCCCAACAACAATTTCAAAAAGATTGAGGCAACTGACAGCACGGTCGAAGTTTGGGTGAATGGAATTTACCAAGGAGATGACTCTTCAGTCAATTCTGACTACACATTGAACAATGACTCGTCCGATGTTGTAACAGTGACCCTAAACACAGCTCCGGCGGTTGGAGAGACTGTGGCAGTCATGCTCAAGATAGGACACGATTATGAATTAGACACCAACGCATCAGTTATGACTCTACGTGATGGTTGGTCTTCGATAACTGGCAATGATTCATCGAGCATCAACAATGAAAAAATATATGTGACAACTTTTAGAAACCACAACCAGATGAACATGAGAACAGAGCGTTGGGAAGATTACGCATATGATCAAGGTCAGGGAGACGTCCATTTTACTTTGGCCAATGCTCCTGTCAGTGCAGATTACACATTCGTGCATCTCGACAAACAGCACCTAACTGCCAACCATGATTATAGGGTTGAAGGAAACGAGATAATCATTCCTGAATCGGTCATAGGGGACGGCACAGTCAAGGATGTAGTGATTTCGTATGTGACCGGCACAGTTTCACAACCAGCCATGGGTTATAGAATTTTCAAAGATATTCTCAACAGATATCATTATAGAAGATTAAGCAAGACACACACCACCACGCTGGCTCAAGCTCTCACACAAACAGACACCAGCATAATCGTTGCAGATGCTTCGGTGCTGGCTAATCCAAATCCTTCCGCGAACATACCCGGTGTTGTCTGGATAGGCAAAGAAAGGATCACATATTTTACCAAAGATGGGAACACTTTGGGACAGATCATGCGTGGAACTTTGGGCACAGCCATTTCAAACACTTTGGTGAGTGGAACCAAGGTGGTAGATGCTTCATTGGTGCAAAATATTCCTTACACAGATACTGTAAAAGTTTCTACATTTAAGGGTGATGGAAGCACCACAGCCTTCACAATGGTCAATGATGCTGACAGTGTGTCATTCACTGCATCAGCAACAAATCAGTTGGTGGTACAATTGGGAGGAACCAAGATCACCGACTACACAGTGGATGGATCAAGCACTATTACATTGGGAACTGCTCCTGCTACTGGTGTGATGGTAAGAGTAACCAAGAAAACAGGCACAACATGGTACAATGCAGGATCCGGCACAGCCGCTGATGGGTTAGGACTGCAAGCATCTACAGGAGAAGAGGTATCATTCTTACAACAACATCCCGCAGAACTGCCCGAAAATTAAAACACATGAGAAAAGGACTCGCTAAATAACAAGATGTCACAGCAAGAACAAACACCACAACCGGAATCTAAGAAGCCAGACGAACAGCAAGGCATAGATATTCAAGGTTACATCAAAATTCATGACCCTGAAACAGGTCAAGTGTATGTGGACAAGAAGAATGCCATCCACTATGAAAATTTTTCCGTGGCATTGGCACAATCCTTGGCCAACAGGACCACTGGCTTCATGGAAGAAATGCATTTTGGAAATGGTGGAACCACAGTAGACGCTTCAGGTAATATCACATATTTGACACCCAACGCCACTGGTTCCAATGCTAATCTTTACAATCGAACTTATTACAAGACTATAAACGACACATCATCATCCAATACTGACACAGCAAGAAACAAGTTAACAATTTCACACACTACAGGAAACACCTACACAGATTTGATAGCAACATGTTTATTAGATTTCGGTGAGCCTGCAGGCCAACAAGCTTTTGATAATACAACCACGTTGAATGACACATATGTGTTTGATGAATTGGGACTATTCACAAATGAAGGCACAGCGGGGGCTGGCAAACTCTTGACACACGTCATATTCCATCCCGTCCAAAAGTCGTTGAACAGGTTGATACAGATCGATTACACTATCAGAATCCAATCATTAACAAATTTTGTGGACGTATAGTAAATGGCATACACTATTAACAAAACAGATGGAACAGTAGTAGCAACAGTCGAAGACGGCACACTCAATACTTCCACCTCGATCAGTTTGGTTGGACAGAATTATCAAGGCTATGGCGAAGCAATTGGCGAAAATTTTATTACTCTATTAGAAAATTCTGCGAATACATCAGCACCTACTAATCCTATCACTGGTGAACTTTGGTATGATAAAACTAATAATGCACTCAAAGTGTATGATGGTGTTTATTTCGAATACATCAATACAGTAAGACCATCTTCCAGCCAACCCACACAAAGTTTAAGAACAGGTGTATTGTGGTATGACACATCCAATTCATTATTAAAATTATACAACGGTACATCTTTCGTAACAGTTGGTCCTGTGACAGTTTTGGACGAAGACAACATGGCTTCGAATTCTGCAACTGCTGTCGCATCACAGCAATCAGTCAAAAAATATGTGGATGATCAAATTGTAGCAAGTAACACTTTGCCGGTGGTTGGTGATGATTCCACCACAATAGAAGTACCTTTTACAACAGGTTTAACTGTGAGAGGTGGAACAAATATTTCAACCACCACAGACATAGACAGTTCAGCAGAATTGATCACGGCATACAGATTGACAGTCAATTTAGATTCGAACATCACAGTCAATCAAATTGGAGCTGCAGATTCGTCATCAGTTTCGATAACATCTCCATTGCAGGTTACCGGATCTCTGCAAACCACAGGAGCTTTTAAAACAGGCACATCCTTGCAGATAGCAGGCACCACTGCGGTGACATCGATATTAGACGAAGATGCCATGGGATCTAACTCAGCAACCGCACTGGCCACTCAACAATCAATCAAAGCATATGTTGATTCAGCAGTGTCTGGATTGACAACCACATTTAGTTTTTCAGATTCCGCTTCCAACACAGGTTCCATCACACTTGGTACCACAGACATGGAATTCAGATCGGGAGATTCGATCACGACCACGGTGGCGGGGACGGGCGTAACATTCGATCTCAACGAAACCATTTCTGTTGACCAAATCAATGCCGGCGACTCATCAGTCATCACAATGGGTGCGCCTATCAGAGTATTATCAGATTCAGGCATCACGCTTGGTGCCGACGATGACGTCAGTTTGACTCAGAGTGGTGCTAACTTCACCCTAAAAAATAAAACAGAGGACGGAAACATTTTAATCAACGTGAATGATGGTGGAGTTGATTCCACAGCAGTCACAGTCAACGGATCCACCAAAGCAGTTACATTTGCAGGCAATTGTACAGTGCAAGGAGACTTAAACGTCACAGGAACAACATTCACAAACAACTCGGAAACTTTAACAATCACAGATCCTTTGATCGTTCTCAATCAAGGAGCATCCATCATCCAAGGTTATGATGCTGGAATAATCGTGGACAGAGGTGTTGGAGATTCAGCCAATCAGCAGAATGCGGCCCTACTATGGGACGAGTCTGCCAACACATTTGCTTTTGTGTTCACTCCTGAAGATGGAACCACAGCAGGCAACGTGGCAATTTCACAGTATGCAGAATTGAGAGTGAGCGAACTCACTGGTAAGGCATCATCGGCCACTTACGCTGACTTGGCGGAAAGATATGAAGCAGATGTGCCCATGGACATAGGAGATTGTGTAAAGATAGGTGGTTCGAAAGAAATCACAAAAACAGATAAGGAATACGACACAGATGTGTTTGGAGTTATCGCAGAAAACCCAGCATTCAAGATGAATGCAGATGCGGGCACTGACGACTCACATCCGTATGTAACACTGACAGGCAGAACTGTGTGCAAGGTGCAAGGACCCATCGCTAAAGGCGATCGCATTGTCACCAGCGATGTGCCGGGAGTTGCAAAAAAGTGCGACTTAAATGACCCTAAATTCCACACTTTGACTATTATTGGCAGGAGTTTGGGCAGTCATGCCACCACAGCTGTGGCCATGATAGAAGTGGTTTTAGGAAGGAACTAACTTTTTTTATACTAATATAAACTAAGGATAAATATTTTAAATGGCTTATACAATTAACAAGACCGACGGATCGATCTTAACTACCATCGCTGACGGTACAATCGATACCACCACTAATCTTTCATTATTTGGTAAGAATTATGCCGGCTACGGTGAGCCATTGAACGAAAACTTGGTGGCACTATTAGAAAATTTTGCGAACTCCACAGCAAACGCTCCTACCAAAGCAATCAAGGGACAATTATTTTATGACACCACACTGAATCAGATGCAGGTGTACAACGGTTCTGCCTTCAAGGCAGTGAGTGGCTCGATTGTGAGCACTTCGGAACCTTCCACAGGATCGCAGGGTGACTTATGGTATGATTCCACTAATGAACAAATTTATGTGTACACAGGATCGACTTGGGTGTTGGTTGGACCAGCTGCCACAGCAGGTGCAGGTGTTTCAGGTTCCATCGTCAGAGTAATCACAGACAACACAGGCACAGACAGAGTTGTTCTGGAATTGACCACTTCGGACACGATAGTTGGAATGGTTTCATCTGTGGAATTTACTCCACAATCTGCTATATCAGGATATTCTGTGATCAAGAAAGGTATCACACTTGGCACCAATGTGACATCGAACAAATTCCAAGGCACAGCAACAGATTCGGATGCATTGGGAGGAATATCAGCGGCAAGTTTTTTAAGATCAGATGCTTCGGACACCACATCAGGTACACTGACAATCCAAGCAGACTCTTCATTGATTTTAGGACAAGACGGCGACGTGTCCATGACACAGAGCGGTGCTAATTTTACATTAAGAAATTCAACAGAAGATGGCAACATAATTTTCTCAGTCAATGACGGAGGTGTAACATCTACCGTGATGACAATGACAGGTGCAGATGCATCGGTGACTGTTGCAAACAACCTCACTGTGACAGGCAACTTAACAGTCAATGGAACAACAACTTCTGTAAATGCAACCAACACAACAATTTCGGATCCGCTTATTGTTTTAAATCAGGGAGCATCGATCATATCTGGTTACGACTCCGGACTTATTATAGACAGGGGATTAGGAGATTCTGCCGCACAAAGAAATGCGGCCATGTTATGGGATGAATCTGCCAACGAATTCGCTTTTGTGTTCACGACTGAAACAGGAAGCACAGCAGGCAACGTGGCAATATCTCAATATGCCAACCTGCAGGTAAGCGAACTCACTGGTCAAGCATCATCGGCCACTTACGCTGACTTGGCGGAAAGATATGAGTCAGACAGCCAATTGGAACCAGGTGATGTTGTTAAATTGGGAGGTGAAAAAGAAATTACCAAAACTACTGCTCCATATGACAAAGACGTGTTTGGAGTAGTGTCAACAGATCCAGCATTCAAGATGAATTCCAGTGCTGGAGACGACAGCACACATCCTTATGTGGCACTGTCAGGAAGAGTTTACTGCAAGGTAAAAGGACCTATCAACAAAGGTGACAGGTTAACCACTTCAGATGAACCTGGAGTAGCACAAAAAGCCGATATTGACAGTGAATTACATTCAGTGTATGCTGTAATAGGTAGATCATTAGAATCGAGTCAAGAGCATGGAATCAGAAAACTCGAAATAGTGGTTGGAAAGTTATAAAAAAGAATATATAAAAAAGTAAAAAAGGGCAAAGGTAGAAAAAGAAAATGACAATAGCATCAGGAAGTTTAGTATTAGCAACAGACTACAACGCAATACGAACCACTGTAGATAATGTCCTGGGCACTGGCTCGGGAGACAGCGGATACGGGCAATCATTAACATCATCAGCAAAGACAACATCGGATATTATCTTAGATGATGACATCAATCAATTATACGCTGACATACAAGTTGCTCACACCCATCAACAAGGATCTGCCACTTCACTTATTGCCCAAGTGACAACTGCTGACCTTATTGAAGCCAACAACGGAGTTTCGTTCAAGGGTTGGACACAATATCAAACAGCGGCCAACCTCATCCAAACAAACAGATTGACTGCCAATGCGGCATCCATGACTGCCACAGCGGCCAAGACCACAGAAACCAAAGCGGCAGGCTGGAACGGTTCCAACAACCAGATTGTCACAGTGACATTTTCATCTGCGGAAGCGAGAAGATTTTTCTTCAACTCGGGTGGTGAAATAAGAATTTCTGCATCAGTGGCTTCGGGTGGTAACACCAAATCCGTAGACTGGGCGACCATGTGTTCATCAGTGGGCACTTTAAAAATTTCAAAATCATCCATCACCAAAACAGGTGCTTCAGGCACAATTTATGGTTCATACAACGAATCCACAATACCAGGATCTACCACAAAGATCATGGACAGATACGGTTCAGGCAACTACGCAGAAAACTACTGGCAAGTAGATGCCGCAAACACATCTGCCACAGTCATCACAATCACTCAAACATTCAACGATGCTGACACAGGTGACCAAACTGGTACAGGACCAGCGGTGGACGAGAACGTGGACAGAGCACTCACAGTGAATGTGGGCGAGTTGAGAGCAACAACATCACTGACCATTGCTTCACCAACTTTCGCAGTAACCAACTCAATCTAATATTGACAGATTTTAACTTTTAAGTTACAATATTCGTATGGATAATAGACTTAGCAAGGCCTTGGAGTTTGGCAACTACATGGTCACACTCAACAACCAAAAAAGATTGCTCAAGGAAAAATTTTTGGATCAATCTGTCCATTATGTGGATGGCCACAAGTTTGAGATTACCAAAGCACTGATCACATACTGCAAGACACTGATCGATCTTGGACACACCACCGACGTGGTTGTGGTGGATTCTTTGGATGCACCCTATCGTGTGCCAGATCTCAACCAGTTCCTTGAACAAATACTCGACGTGTACATGGGCAATCTAAATGCATACCACACTGAATACAACAAAATCAAAAACAAACGATCCATACAAGAAATTGTAGACAATGAATAATGGTGTCCTACTATTTGCCAACAACAATGATCAAATTGACTATGTCAAACAGGCGGTATTCTTAGCCACACAGATCAAACGCCACATGAATTGTGGTGTGGCCATAGCAACAGATTCACCGGATTACCTCAAAGACGGGTTCACAAAACACAATTCTGCAGTGGATCACATCATCCCCATTGACTGGCACGTGACCCAAACCACACAATACAAGAGATTCAGAGATGGAACCAAAGCAGAAAAGAGCCTTATGTGGAAAAACACCAATAGGTCATCGGCATATGAACTGACCCCATTCGATCAAACCATAGTTTTGGACACTGATGTCATGATCAACAATTCGAAACTGCAGGACTGTTTCCAACAACCGCACGATTTCCTGATAGACAGGCATCCTGTGGACATACATCCGACCAGACACGATCCTACTTTCGAAAGGATTTCGGACAAGTCCGTGCAATTCTTCTGGGCCACCGCTTTCTTTTTTAAGAAAACACATCTCACACACATGCTGTTCGAAATCATAGCACACGTCAAGGAAAATTATAATTTTTATAGGATGATGTATCAAATCCAACCCACTAAATTGAGGAATGATTTTGTGTTTTCTATAGCAATTCACATTCTAAATGGCTTCCAGACCAATCCTGATTGGCCGTACTCCATGCCGGCTCGGATGTTTATGACCACTGACAAGGACATCCTGCACAAGATCAAGGACAACAAGATGACATTTTTGTTGGACAAGGAAACCCATCCTGGGCAGTACACAGTCAATTCTGTTCAAGGAGTCAATGTGCATTGTATGAACAAGTTTTCTTTGGGCAGATGCATCGATGAGGTATGGTCTTGAGCAAAGGTTTTGGAATTTTCGCACAGAATGTCTACAATGAAGGTCATGAGTGTGACTATCTGACCCAGGCTTATGCCCTTGCACTCAGCATCAAGATCAATTGCGGCAAGCAATGGCCGGTGTTTGTGATGACCAATGACCAAGTACCTGAACAATACAAGGAAGTGTTTGACGAGATAGTACCGATACCTTGGGGAGACATGGCGGAAAATTCACTGTGGAAGATTGAAAACCGATGGAAGATGTATCACAAGACACCCTATCGAGAAACCATCGTGCTGGATTCGGATTGTTTGGTCATGCGTGACATTTCACATTGGTGGGATCTGTTGGAGGGAAGGACTGTGAGTTATGGAAACAACCCCATCACATACACAGGCCAACCCATACAAGACACATACAGGAAAACTTTCATAGCAAATGATCTTCCTGATGTGTACAACACCATATTTTACTTTAAAAAATCTCCGGAAGCCAAAGCATTTTTCACAATGGTGGAAATAATTGTAAACAATTGGAAGGAATTCTATCTGAGATATGCTCCAAAAGAATTCCAGAAATTCCCTTCCATGGATTTGACCTGTGCCATAGCGGCCAAACTCACAGGCATGCAGGATGAATTCACAGACAGAAATTTTATCCCCTTCATCCACATGAAACCCAAATGCCAAGGATGGTCCAACGCACCTTTGAATTGGACCAACGTGATCGGATCTTACATCAACAATCAGGGAGAACTAAAATTGGGCAATCACAGAATCACTGATGTTTTACACTATGTTGAATCCGAATTCTTGACTCCGAAAATCATCAACACATTGGAGAACTTGTACCATGTCTAACATGTGGATCAGATATGATGCCGAATCTGGCACCATCCATTCCATAGGTGGTGGCCGAGACGACACGTTGGAAGGATCCTGGGCAACCATAGATCTTTTCACAGCCACAGAATTCATCGATGGAGTCAAACAGATCATGGATTACATCGCGGTGCCAGTGCCCGGTGACGAAGGCACAGTGAAAATTGTAAACACCAAAGAAGAACAGATTGATTACGACATCGCCAAATCCATTTACCAGATTGAAAAGGGGTATTATCCAGAAGGTGAAAGTTGTATAGTCACGCAAGAACCGGACAAGTGGACTGTGAGCCTATCGGAAAAACTAAGATCCATGTTGAAAAACAATGACTACTATGAGAAAAAAGTGTATAATTTTTACATCACTGAAGAGAATGATCCTAATGTGTTGTTGGACAAGTTCCAGATTACCATTGGTGATCTAATCCAAGGGGACTGTGTGATCAAAGACATAGATACTAATGTATGCCAGAGGCAAGATGTGAGTGTGTTCGCATTCAGACTCTTTGACACCTACAAACATGTGGTAAAAATATGAAACAAGTAAAAATTGCAGACTGCGACATAGTTTTCCTGTCATACGATGAACCAAACTGCGAACAGAATTGGGCAGACTTGGCGGCCAAAGTGCCATGGGCCAAACGAGTGCATGGCGTCAAAGGACCTGACAGAGCACACAAAGAATGTGCCATGATCGCAGAAACGGACAGATTCGTCACAGTGGATGGAGATTCCATCATTGATCCGAGATTCATTGAACAGATCATCACTGTGGAAGATGACGTGGACGTCGAAAATTCCGTGCTGTCATGGTGTGGACAAAATTCCGTGAATGGCCTGCTGTATGGCAACGGTGGCCTCAAGGGTTGGCCCAAACATTATGTGTTGACCATGAAGAGCCATGAAGCCGCTGACACAGATCGTGCTCGAGTTGATTTTTGTTGGGAAGGAAACTACATTCATTTGAACAAGTGTTTCTGTAAGACAGTGATCAATTCAACTCCCGAACAGGCATGGCGGGCAGGATTCAGGGAAGGCGTCAAGATGACGCTGGATCGTGGGTTAAAAGTTGATCCGCATGCCATCAATCAAAATCATTGGAAGAACATGGACAGATTGTACATATGGCAGATGGTGGGCGCTGATGTTGACAACGGATTGTGGGCCATCCTTGGAGCAAGGCAGGGATCATATCTGACCAATCTCACAGACTTTGATTGGGTACAGATCAGGGATTCGGACTACCTAAGCACATACTTCAAGAGCGAAGTTTCCACCACCATAAATGACGCTAATATCATGGAAAAAATACATGAGTATGGTCGATCTTTGGTGGAACAACTACACTTCCCCATCGCTGTGGAACCGCTGAGTCCACAGCAGAGCATATTCCACAAGTCGGTGTACAGGAATCCGGAAAGGACCATCAAGGGATTTATGGACTACACAAATGGATGAGTTTCAGGACGTTAAAAAATTTTCCAATGAGTTGGATGCTATCAGTCCCAGCATGTGTTTCGCCAAATGGAAGCAGGTCACACTACATCTGCAAACAGGACACAATCATTCATGCCATCACCCCAAGACACACAAGACACCCATCGAAGAATTAAAGCAGGATCCTTCTGCCCTACACAACACAGAGTTCAAAAAATCACAGCGAGCACTCATGCTCAAAGGACAGAGACCCGCAGAGTGTGACTACTGCTGGCGAGTGGAAGATTCGTCACCCAACAAACAGGTTTTGTCTGACAGATACACCAAGAGTTATGAACCATGGGCACAGGATTATCGTGATGAGATCGTAAAGACTGGCACGGGCAACATCAATCCTTCGTATCTTGAAGTTTCGTTTTCCAATGTGTGTAATTTCAAATGTTCCTACTGTGCGCCTGAGATATCCTCAAAGTGGATGGAAGAAATCAAACAGCATGGAGCGTACCCCACTTCCACGAGATTCAATAATTTGGAAAACGTGGAAAAACAAAACAAGATGCCCATACCACACAAAGACCCAAATCCATATGTGGACGCTTTTTGGGAATGGTGGCCCGAGCTGTACAAGGATCTGAGGGTGTTTAGGATCACGGGCGGAGAGCCGTTGATGACCAAGAACACGTTCAAGGTGCTGGACTATGTGATAGAAAATCCAAATCCCAAGATATCGATCAACATCAACTCCAATCTGTGTGTGCCCAAAGACATATTAGACAAATTCATAGAAAAAGTCAAAAGGATACAAGGCGAAAACATGATCGCACAGTTCCAATTGTACACATCTAATGAAGCCAAAGGATCGAGGGCAGAATATATAAGACACGGGTTAGATTACAACCAATGGTTGGATAATTGTAGACGTATTTTATCTGAAATCCCCAAATCTAAACTCACAAACATGGCCACATACAATGCTCTCAGTGTGACATCATTCCAAGAATTCATGCAGGATTGGTTACAGTTGAGAAAAGAATTCATGTCTGGTCCTGAAAGACGCAATCCTGTCAGCCTTGATGTGGCATATCTGAGATGGCCATGGCATCAAAACATACACATCCTGCCCAAATCCTACAGACAAATGATTGAATCACAGGTGACTTGGATGTACCAAAACAAGGAAGTTGGCGATTGGCCTCCACTGTGTGGCAATGGTTGGTATGATCATGAAATCAATAGAATGAAACGCATATATTTTGTGGCCAAGCAAGGTCCGGATCAATCATTTGATGTTGAACAGGCCAAGAAAGATTTTGTTAAGTTTGTGGATGAACATGATCGCAGACGTGGCACGAACTTTTTAAAAACATTTCCTGAAATGACTGCTTTCTATCATGAGGTGAAAGATGCAATTTGATTATATATTAGATAATATAGCCAAAGCAGAACTCAAACTCAAACCATGGCCATACATCTCAGTACAAAATTTCCTCAAGGAAGAACATTTGCAACTTTTTATCGATGATTGGCACAGCATTGATTGGTTAGAGCATGAAGATAAAAAGGAAGAGTACAAGAGAAATTGGGAAGAACCAAACTGGGTGCGTGATTATTATTCTGAAGAGCACAGCAAAGAATTAAAAAACTTTTTATCAAGTTTTGAAGTGTTTGACATCATGCAACAGAAATTTGATAGATGGTTTGATTGGAAAAACATATGGGTAAAACGCATGTTCAAACGTGATGATCCTGGATGCGGCGATTACAGTCACACAGATGTTTGGATTCATTCGTACATGGTGTTACAAATCTTTTTTCCTGATCAATCATATGATAAATTTGGCACAGTGTTGCAGGAATATGAGCATCAGCCACATGATGAAGCAGTTGAACTTCCTCTAAGGAGGAACCAAATGTCGGGTTTTGCAAACACACCAACTACTTGGCATGCGGTCAGACCGGGCAACAGGCTAAGGAAAAGTTACATCCAAAGATTTTTATACAAGGACGGACACAACCCATATTACAATGAGCAGTGATTTATACAATTGGCGTAAAAAAACATTAGACTCTGTGAGTCCTTCTTTCTGTGCGGCCAAATGGTTGAATGCTTCCATACATTTGGGCCATGGCTACACACATTCCTGTCATTTGCCCATACCACATCCCATAGATCGTGAAGCCATCAAAACAGATCCTTCTGCCATCCACAACACAGAACACAAGAAGAAACAGCGAGCCAAGATGCTGTCAGGCATCAGACCCGCTGAGTGTGAATACTGCTGGAAGATTGAAGACATCGGTAGAGAAAACATTTCAGACAGGGTGTACAAATCCAAGATATACAATCAAGAAGACATTGATGCCATAGCCAAACTGCCACCACAACAGAATGTGATGCCAAGGACACTGGAGATATCATTCGATCGTGTGTGCAACTTTGCTTGTTCATACTGCAACGCCGGCTATTCCACCACCTGGGGCAAGGACATCAAGACAAATGGAGCCTATCAAAATTTGGTCACAGATGGTGCGGGTGCTTATCACAACACGGGTGAATGGGCAGAACCATACGGACCATTAAATGAAGGCAATCCCTATGTGGAAGCATTCTTCCGTTGGTGGCCAGAACTTTCTAAACACCTACAAGAGTTACGAATAACTGGTGGCGAGCCCATGATGGGCAACGGATTATGGCGACTACTCCAATCCATGTCCAAACAATCATTGCCATCGATGAGATTCGCGGTGAACAGCAATTTGGGTATCAAGAAAGAACTTTTGAACAAATTGATTGGATACACACATCAATTGGACGTCAAGTCTTTCGATTTGTACACTTCTTGTGAAGCATACGGCACACAGGCGGAATACATCCGCGATGGATTGAATTACAACGAATGGAGATCGAATCTTGTGGCTTTCATGGACAATGCAAATTTTAGATCAGTGACTATGATGATGACGATAACTTCTTTGAGTCTATTTTCTATTGTTGATTTTATGGATGATATGATCGAGTTGAAAGAAAAATACGGTCACAATCGACCTTTGCTTGATCTAAACATATTAAGGTGGCCGTCATTTATGAGTCCTCTGGCATTACCTGATGACATCAAAGATTATTGCAGAACAAAATTAAAATATTGGTATGCCACCCATAAGCATCATGAATTACTGGGTGAAGGTGAGTTGGCACAGATACAAAGATTGATTGACTACATAGAAACAGTGGATAAACCACATCGCAGAACCACAGAAGACAAGGCCAAACTACAGGCAGATTTTAAAAGTTTTTATCAACAATATGATCAGAGACGTGGCAAAGACATCAACAAGGCCTTTCCACCTGTACTAACTGACTGGCTGAACACTGTTGAAATACAGCATAAAGAATCCAAAACCATATCACAGGGTATTTCTAACTATGAAGATTAATGTTGCATATGATAGGTTGGGTGAGTATAATCTATCTCACACGGAACTCCATGATCGTTTCAAGAATGCACCAAAATGGATAGAGTTTGACTTTGATCAAGTCGAGGAAAACACAATACAATATTTTTGCTCCAAGAATGAAAAATTTGTGTACAATCTCGGCACCATCGGTGGACCAAAATGGTGGTTGTGTGGCGGCAAAGGCAAATTGTTTGACTACTTTTCTACCGAATTGATTGCACAAGCACAACAAGGCAATGCTTGGATACACATTGATCAATCCATGGAGGGATTTCCCCTTTTAGAAATTCAAACACCATACAACAAAACAAGGATAGTTGATGCATTTAAAATGTTGCATGATAATCTTGAAACCTATAATATCAATCCGAGTCAATTGATCTACAGCACATCCAATTTGATAGAAAGATACAATTATCATTCTTGGTGCAGGGAACACAATGTGAGTAAAAAATTCCATATGGTCATTATACCGTTTTTTGCCTGTGCGACTCAGCAGAGTGGATTCTTTGATTGGGTGGATAGACCAGACTACAGAGATGATCCGCACAATGTTCTGCTCCAAGATCAGATCAACTATAAGGCCACACACGAAATTTCACTGCTGAACTGTTTGAATCGTGTGCAAAGGACACACAGAGCACCTTTCGTGGCCATGTTAAATTACTATAATTTGATCGAAGGAAATATAGTGAGCCATGACAATCTTGAAACTCATTTGAAAAACACAATTAAAATTTACAATTGGTCGGATCATCCTTCTTTCAATGACCCTAATTTTTCCGATTTGAAATCTAAACTTCCTTTGACGTATGACATGAAAGATTTTTCTGTAAATCATGCACAAAATTTGAACAAGGAAATATATCTTAAAACATATGTGAGTGTGATTACTGAAACTCTTTATGAAGATTGGAAACCAACAGTGTTCTTTTCTGAAAAGATATTCAAACCCATGAGAGCACATCACCCATTTATATTAGTGTGCCATCAACACGGCCTGCATTGGCTTAAAAGATTAGGGTTTAAAACTTTTAACCAATGGTGGGATGAATCCTACGATGATGAATCCGATCCAGTAAAAAGAATGGAAAAAGTTTGCATGGTTTTGAAAGATCTCAAAAAGTTATCTGTGCATGAATGGGTATGGTTGTATGAACAAATGAGCGAAACACTGACACACAATTACAACCATTTATTGAATACTAAGTGGTTCCAAGGAAAATATCATGACATCTTTTAAAAGAGTGTTTTGTTTTGGTTGTTCGTTCACAGAGTATCAATGGCCCACGTGGGCGACCATTCTGCAAAAAGATCTCGATGTACCTGTGTACAATTGGGGGCTGTGTGGCATAGGCAACAGGGGAATACTTTCCAAAATGGTGCAGGCAGATGTCAAGCATGGTTTCAACCAAGATGATCTAATCATGGTGGTTTGGACTTCATGGACCAGAGAGGACAGATACATCCAGGGGCATTGGCGTAATCATGGTAATTTGCTCAACCAGGATTTCTATGACAGGAACTTCATCAGCAGATATTGGGATTGGGAAAACGATATAATCAACAACTCAACCTGCATAATCTCTGCCAATCTTGCTTACAAACCATGGTTAAATGGATCGATTGTAAAAACTGATAAACCACAAGATCTTTACATACCAAATCAAACAGACAAGGACAAGATAGAACTGCAAAACCAGAGGAACATGATAGATTTTTATGTGTCAAAATTACCAAAGATGCAATACTTTGACATGAACGAGAATTCGTATTATAATAACACAACAACAGATGGTCATCCGGATATTATGTTGCACAAAAAATTTGTTTTAGAAAAAATTTATCAACCATTGGGTATAGAAATGAAGAATACCACCCATCAAGACATACAAACATTCTATGATCATGCTGTTGAAAAGTTTTCTTCCTTCAAAGATCAAAAGTATGCTTGGGAAAAAATGGTAGATGCCTGCAAGGATCTTTGGCACCACGGAGATTGGCAGAGATCGAGGATAGACGATTGGAACACAAATGTATGATGTAATCTTTATAAGTTACAATGAACCGGCCGCTGATCAGGCCTGGAAAAAATTATTAGCAAGATGTCCGATGGCCAAAAGGGTGCATGGAATCAAAGGCATACACAACGCTCACGTGGCGGGCGCCAAATTGGCATTCACAAAAATGGTATGGTTTGTTGATGCTGATGCTGACGTGATGGATGATTTCGACTTTGGATACACAGTCAGCCAATGGGATTTAGAAACAGTGCATGTGTGGAGATCACAAAATCCTGTGAACGGATTGATATATGGCTATGGAGGACTCAAACTGTTTCCAAGGCACTTGACAATCAATCAAGACACTTCGAGACCCGACATGACAACATCGCTGTCAAAAAGTTTTAAAGCAATGAAAACAATTTCATGTACTACAGCGTTTAATGTTGATCCTTTCAATACATTTAAATCTGCTTTCAGAGAATGCTGTAAGTTATCGTCAAAGGTAATTGACAGACAAAAGGACACAGAAACAGAACACAGATTGGATGTATGGTGTACTGTAGGCGAAGACAAGCCATTCGGCAAGTATGCTCTGCAAGGAGCCCAACTCGGTCGTCAGTATGGGTACGACAACAAAAATGATGTTCAGGCATTATACAAAATTAATGATTATGAATGGTTAAAGGAGCAGTTTGATGGATCCTGTTGAAATACTGTCGAGGTGTAAACTACTTTTCGAGGAAAACCAACAGTTCGATGACCTAAGGAAATCTGTCGTAAATCAAGATCTCAACAGCATCTTTAGACACATTGGTGATGACAAGTTTGAAGATCTTAGGAAAGCAGTTGTAGAAAATAATTTACACAGTCTTTTTAGACTGCTGGGTGACGAACATGAAGATTTGAGGAAAATGGTGATAGAAAAAAATCATTTTTCATTGATTAGATCATTGCAGAATTTATCCGATTCGAGGATGATAGATGTGTTCGACATGATAACCAAGGATGAAACCATTGATCCGGACTGCGTGAGCAGGAGTCAGATACGATGCAAAAAATGGTTGGTTGAAGAATTGGAAAAACACAACTTGGACTTGGGCACTGTGTTCTTGTGTGCGGGTTGGTATGGTTTGTTGGCTGTGATGATGTTCGAATCTAAACTCAAATTCACTAAGATAAGAAACTTCGATGTGGATGACAAGTGTAGGTTGATCGCTGAAAAGTTTAACAATCCGTGGGTGGTAGATGATTGGAAGTACAAACACTGCACCCAAGACATCCATGAAATAAATTATGACACACATGTCTACAATGTGTTGCGTGGAAATGGCACTCCTTGTGAATTGACCGACTCACCAGATACCATCATCAACACCAGTTGTGAACACATAGAAAATTTTGATGCATGGTACAGCAAAATCCCCGCTGGCAAGTTGGTGATACTGCAAACAAACAATTACAAAGACATCCAAGAACACATCAACTGCGTCAAGGATGTAGACGAGTTCGTTGGGCAAACACCCATGAACCAAAGACTGTTCCACGGAGAACTCGAAACCCCTAATTACAAAAGGTTTATGACATTTGGATACAAGTAATCTCACTCTCAGACAAATGCAAATGGAGTCTGCCCGGGCGTTAGTGGTCATGGAAGCAACCAATAACAATCTTTCCAAGTTCAACCACACAGCCAGCCACGACAGCCAAAATTGGTACAGAGCCGTGATAGAATGGTATGTTGATCAATACGGAGATCTGCCCAGCAAGACAGGTCCGGCCAAAGATGTCAAATTATTGGCCGAATAAATATCCATATGCAATGGGAAGATATTCTAAAATCCAAACATCAAACATTTACTTTTACTGATCGAGTTCCTGACAAATCATTAATAGACAAGATAGTCCAGGAAATCCATGCCAAGTGCCCGTCAAAACAGAACAGAGTGCTGTATGATCTTAAAATATTAGATTGGTCCGACGAAGAACTTCGTTTGGATTTGTACAAGAGCACAGAACGAGACCCTAATGGAAGGAGGGCCGGCGAGTACAATCCTCAGACGTTAGCCCCATATCTGTTCGTTTGGTCTGCACGTGAAATAAAACCAATGACAAATTCATACGGTGAAGACTCGAACCCTGAATACAAAGATCCACAATGGCAGTTTAGTGTTACCAACATGGAGATAGGAATTTGTAGCATGTTCACAGTTTTGTCCGCACAGGCCAAAGGTTTGTCGTCAGGATTCTGCAAGTGCATCCAAACACCATCCATAGAAGAAAAATATGGTTTTACACCATTGCTGTTTTTAGGAATTGGTTACAGTTATGATCTACCAAAGAAAATGTTCTATTGTCCTGTGAACAAAAAAAATATGGAAGTGCCCTATGGCAGTGAGGTAAAGCCAGAGGTTGATTCTTACATATCTTATAGTGTATAATAGTTTTAATGTATAGATTGCAAGACATCAGACAGGTACATCTTGAGATCACACAAAAATGCCAAGCGGCTTGCCCGATGTGTGACAGGAACCAGAATGGGGGTGCTCTCAATCCACACATCAATCTTGATGAATTAAGTCTAAAGGATTGCATGGATATCTTTCCATTTTCTTTTGTTCAACAACTGGATTCGATGTACATGTGTGGCAATTTGGGAGATGCCATCGTGGCAAAGGATACGCTTGAAGTGTTCGAGTACTTTAGGAACTGCAATCCAAACATGCATTTGAGTTTGAACACAAACGCCGGTGCCAGAGAGCCGGAATGGTGGGATAATTTAGCAAAGGTTCTTGGTAAGAATGGACACGTCATCTTCTCAGTGGATGGTTTGCAAGACACCAATCACATCTATAGGCAACATGTGCAATGGTCAAAAGTGGAGCAATCCATGGATGCATTCATCGGAGCAGGTGGAAGGGCACGATGGGATTTCCTCATATTTGAGCACAATCAACATCAAGTCGAGGAGGCTGAAAAAATTGCCAAGCAAAAAGGGTTCGAGAAGTTTGTGGCCAAGAAGACAGGTAGATTCGTGACCACCCAGAGCGATGCCAAACAATCGCATCAAGCAAAAAACAGGAAAGGCGATGACACTGCTGAATTAAAGAAACCCGATGAAAAGTATCAAAACGAAGCACTCAAAAAACAACAGTCCATAATCGACAAGTATGGTTCGATGGATGCTTACTATGACGCTGTGCCGATATCATGCAAGGTGGCCAAATCTAAGTCAATATATGTTTCGGCGGAAGGCTTGGTGCTTCCCTGTTGCTGGACCGCAGGCAGGATGTACAAATGGTGGCACAAAGATCCCAAGGTGGAACCAATATGGTCATTGATCGACGGATTGGGAGGCAAGCAGGTTCTCGATGCAAAGAATGGTATATCTAAAGTTTTTGACAGTGGCATATTCGATCAAATACAAGACAGTTGGAATCAATCTTCTTGTTCACAAGGCAAACTCAAAGTCTGTGCGATGAAGTGCGGAGTAGAATGGGATCCTTACACAGAGCAATTTAGGTAGTAACATGGAAGTACACAAAAAACCTTACGCACATTTGATTATCAAGAATCACATGCCAGATGTAGATTTTCAACGCTGTAAAGACAGCATCGTGTTTGATGAGATAAAGGCATACTGCGATGATCCCCAAGTGCATGAACACGACAACGCACTGCACGGAAACTATTCTATGCCAACCGATTTGACCAAAGACGCACAATGGCTGTTCGATTATTTTGCAAACCAGGAAATGTATGATATGGTCACACAGGCACTGTATGGACAAAGATTACAGCCGGATCATTCCTACATCAATCTGCATTGGGACAATGCAGACACCAGACTCGGAATCCACAACGATCAAAAAAAATATAGATGGTTGGTCACTGGCCAGTTGTACATCAGTGGATACGAAAAGGACGGAGTGATTTTGCAGGATGACAATCTCAACGAAATAACACAAGTCCCGTTGGAACCAAATCTTTTCTACGCCATGGCGACATCCATGTATTCATGGCATCACGTTAAGCACCTCAAAGAAGACAAGGTCAGCATACTGGTGAGGTTTGGCAAGAAACAAATCAACACCATTACGAATTATGATGAAGGTACGGATTACGGTATAATCATACACAATGACAATCACTTCGATGGACATTATAGCAAGATTGGGATGAGAATGGCCAACATCACTGAAGCATGGTTGTATAATCAAGGATACAAGAACATACACATGAGTGAATGGCGCAATCCTGCAAGTTTAGAAAAATTGAAATCGTACTGCGACAAGTATTACAAAAGAACTATAATTGTCCCCAGTGGTTATCTATCCAACAAAAACATTTTGACAGACAGCATAAACGAAAATGATGTTGAAAGAATAACAGAAGACAACATAAAGAAACACGCCGAGTTGATATTTTCGCGAGACAAGTACGTGAATTCGAGATTCAGAGCGGGAGAGATCATAATGAAAAGTTTCAATCCACTCGCCCACTTTACAAACACAAAGGAAAAGATACTGTAATGAACTGGAAGGGTTTGAAAATATTAGAAGTTTCCTTCACCACTTATTGCAATGCGAATTGTCCATTGTGCATGAGGACAGATAAAAAAACCGGCAAGAAAAAAGAAAGTTTGCCACTGTGGCACTATGATATAGACAAGTTCAAGACACTGTGCGATCAATTGGACAAAACTGAAATAAGGAGCATACACTTCTGTGGCGATTATGGCGATCCCATGATGCACCCACACATAGAAGAAGCCATAGACTACGCCATCCTGCAGAAGGGCATGTTGGTGCAAGTTGACACCAACGGAGGTGTGCGTGACAAGGATTGGTACAAGAAAATGGCGGAAAAATACGAAGGCAATCTCTACATAAATTTCTCTATCGACGGTTTTGATCAATCGACCAACTCCATCTACAGGATTGATGTTGATTTTGAAAAGGCCAAAGAAAATTGCACAACATTCGCCAAATACAATCTGTGGCCGGGTAACTGCAATTGGCAGATGTTGATATTCAATCACAACTACCACCAGATCGATGAAGTTGCCAACTACTGCAAGGCAAACGGCATAAGATTTGACTTCAAATTGAACAAAAGACACTGGCACAGGTACACAGTCAAGAACCCCGACATCATAGAGTTTGTAAAAGCTAAACAAAAAGAGTACAGTTATTTGACAGATGAATATTAAATGTAAATCAAAAAAATTAATGATCAACTATGACAACACGGTGTGGCCTTGTTGTTGGGTGTGTACCAACCGTAGAGGTGATTATCTACAGTCATTACCAAAAGATTGGAACAGTCTGGATCATCACACCTTGGAAGAAATTTTAAATCATGAAGCATTCACAAAGCACTACAACACAGAACATTGGAACGATGAGACCAAAGTAGACATAGAATGTAAGAGGGAGTGTGACCATGACTGAGACAAAAAAATTGAGCGAAGATCTTAAGGTCGGAATAATCAAGGAAATTCTGGAGAGATACAATTTATCACCCCAAACATTTTGCTTGGCTCCTTACATGCACTTGGATTATGATCAGTCCGGGGAGATGCATTCCTGTTTCGAAGGCAAGTCTAAAATGGGAAATTGGAGGACTAATTCTGTGTTCGAGCAATTCAATAATGAAGAATATCAGAAATTGAGGAAATCACACAGGATTGGAGACATAGTAAGCACACAGAAAAATTGTGAAACTTGTTACACGCACGAAGATCACAATGTGTATTCACATAGATTGAGAAACTTGGTGGACAAGTACAACATTATGGGGCACGCAAGGTTCGAAAGCTTGATTGAAACACTGTCAAAGGCAGACATCTCTTCGATTGAACCCAACAATCTTGACCATGTAGAAATGAGATTGTCTAATTTCTGTAATCTGAGATGTATGCATTGCGATCATAGATCTTCCACTCAGTGGCTAAATTTCTACACCAATCAAGAAAATATTGATAAAGCCAGAGAAGTTGGCATTGCGATTCATCCCGATGCGAACGCTGAAAATATCATGCAGTTCTTCAATGATCATCAACACAGCACTGCCAAACATTTCGACGAGATAGTCAAGACGCTACAGAATTCAAAACTCATTACTTTTTCGGGCGGTGAGCCGTTGCTGGATCCATACTACAAGCCATTAATGGACGAAATAGTAAAAAGTAAAAATTGTTCTACAAAGTCCTTGGATATCCATTCGAATTTGAACATAAAAGACATCACTGCATATTTTGATCACTGGAAGAAATTCAAAAAGGTATCCATTTATGTAAGCATAGACTGTCCTCCATCCACATACAAATATTTCAGGAGAAATGGAGACTGGAATTTGGTCGCCAGCAACATTAAGAAAATTAAGAATGAATGTTCGCAAGTCAGCGTGATAGGACATCTTACGTTCAGCCTTTTCGGTGCACTGCGGTACAAAGAAATTGCAGACACATGGGAGGACATGGCCCTCGAACCAAACTCGAGCATTGTAATCTTAGGACCAACCAGTTCGAGGTATCTATCAGATCCTCTCAAACAATCAGCATTGTCGCAGATGAATGAAGTGTTGCAGAACAAAGATGGAAAATATTCCAATGGTTTGGTTAGAATGACTGATAAATGCAAGACATACCTGCTGAACACAGAAAGTTATGGAGAAAATATACATCATGAAGTCATCGGTTGGTGCAAATTGCACGATAAAAAAACAAACTTGCAAACTTTAGACTTTTATCCTGAGCTCAAAATGTACTATAATAATAACAATGTCAAATAAACTTCCTTCTAACACTTTCTGCATACTGCCATGGATGCATCTATCCACGAGACCGGATGGGTCAATGCGTGTGTGTTGCACAGCCAATGCATCTTCCGTGGGGGCCACAAATGACAAAAAGCATGGAGGACAGGTAGGCATCCTCAAAGACGAAGAGGGTAGACCAAACAATTTGAATGTGAGTGATTTCCTTTCTTCTTGGAATTCTACATACATGAAGAATGTTCGCAAACAGATGTTGGCAGGCGAACAACCGCCATCATGTTTGAAATGTTATAAGGAAGAGGCCGCAGGACACAGAAGCAAAAGGCAATGGGAAACAGAGTATTGGCTGAACAACGGTGCCGATCTCGAGACTCTGATAAAAGACACAACTCCCGAAGGAGAAGTACCGCCGCGTTTGGAATACATTGATTTGAGATTCGGCACCAAATGCCAGTTGGCCTGCATCATGTGTTCACCACATGATTCTTCGGGTTGGATCAAGGACTGGAAGGCAGTGTTCCCCAAGGTGCAGAATCCCGAACTTAAAGAAATCATGCAGTGGGAGAACAAAGGATCCACCAACAATTCATCCTACAATTGGCACAAGAACAATCCTACATTCTGGAAGCAGTTCTATGATCAAATTCCACACATGAAACAGGTTTACTTCGCTGGCGGAGAAAGTTTGATCATTGAGGAACATTATGAGATATTAGAAGAGATCATCAGGCAAGGTCACAATGACAGGATCGAATTGCGATACAACTCCAATGGTGTTGAATGGCGTGATGACTTGTTCGAACTATGGAGCAAGTTTAGGAAAGTTCGATTCCACTACTCGGTTGATTCGATAGGTGCAATGAATGAATACATAAGGTATCCTTCCAAGTGGAAACGCACAGAAGAAGTGTTCCACATACTGGACAAACAAACCACAAACAACGTAGAAGTCACAGTGGCGTGTGCAGTCCAACTGCTGAACATCTATTACATTCCAGACTTTATCCAATGGAAACTTGAACAGGGATTTAATAAAATTAACATGTGGCCGTTTGGTGCAGGTGGTATCAACTATCATTTTGTGTATTGGCCGGGACATCTCAATGTCAAAGTATTGCCCGAGTGGTTCAAGAAGAAATGCAGAGACAAGTATGAAGCATGGTATCCATGGTGGGAAAAGAATTGGGAAAAGGGAATTCCAACATGGCACGAAGGCAAAGTCGAACACAGCGAATGGCGTGATGCAAACTATGGCATCAAAAGATTAGAAGGAATGCTATCTTTCATGGAATCGGAAGACTGGAGCCAAAGGCTGCCACAGACAAGAGAGTTCTTGCAATTGAACGATGCTCACAGATCAAACTCTTTTGCAGACACCTTTCCGGAAATGAAGGACATATTCCGTGACATCTAAAGTACCATCAACAGTTTGTGCGGCACCTTGGATGCACTTCGCAGTCAGTACTCATCCTGACGGATTTATCACAATGCCTTGTTGTAGATTTAGACTGGGCAGTGATTCGGAATATCGCAAACACAAGTTCCAACAGCCAGAACTCGCTGTAAGCCAGAGAGGTTACTTCGAAGACATAAGGCAGAGAATGTTGGCCGGGGAAAAATTAACCGGTTGCAACAAGTGTTGGCGTGAAGAAGAGCACAAAGGGTACAGTTATAGGACGCTCATGTTCGACCGACTGGGCATAGATGAGATCGATCACCAAGCAGGATTCAATCTCAAGTATTTGGAGATTTTCTTTTCAAATTTATGCAACCTATCATGCAGGATGTGTGATATAATGCAGTCCAGCCAATGGGCAAATCTATACAATAATGCATTTATACCCGCTGGTATCACAGACAATCAAGTTGTGCCCGAAGAATATTTGGACGAAACCGGGCGTGCCAAGACCAGTCCTGTGAGCTTTGATTTATCACTCTTAGACAAACTGGATCTCAGTGACCTCATCGAAGTCAAGATACTTGGCGGAGAACCAATGATCACTCCGGATCACTTGGTGTTCTTGGAAAGATTGATGAAGGACAGCAAACAACCCAACAAGATAAAATTGGTGTATCACACCAATGCCACCAAACGACCACCCAAGCAAGTGGTAGATTATTGGAAACAAATGGAAAAGATAGAAATCGTTTGTAGCATCGATGGTTACGGAGAGGTCAACGAATACCAACGGATAGGTAGCAACTTCGATACGATCCAAGACACGATCGATTGGTACAAATCACTGGACGCAAACATTGAACTGAGAATACATTCTACCATTAGCCTTTTGAACGTGTGGAAGATCGATGAATTGGTAAAATGGAGCAAGACAATCACAACTGAGAACATATCCTTCGACTTCGTACAACGACCGTCCTATTTGGATGCAACCATAATGCCTGATGAAGCCAAAGTTAAGTGTAATGAAGTGATCCAAAATTCAACCGATCTCTCACAATCACAAAAGCAGTTTATTCTTGCATATTTGAATTCTAAAAGTTATAATATACCGTACTGGAAGGAGTTTTGGAACAGGATGACAGCGATTGACAAATACACCAAACAGTCATTGAAAAACATAGCACCACAATTAGAGGAATACAGAATATGACCATAGCGACCTACACAGAATTCCAACCGTTAAAAGAAGTATTGGTTGGATCAGCATTTGAAACATCTAATTTTGATCATGTTGAAGATCTTGAAGCAAGAGATCTGTTCAAACGAGTCTTTGAGGAAACCAACGAAGATTTGGAAACGCTGTGTGGTATTTTAAAACAAGCAGGTGTGACTGTACACAGACCCAAACAAATATTCAATTTCAGTGAAGAACAAACAGTGATCACACCATGGATGAAATCTTGGTTTCCAAATCACCCATTGATGCCAAGGGACATAATGGGAGTGTATGGTTCCAATGTGGTTGAACACTTCACCGGTGATGCTGGAAGATTCTTTGAGAACCTGGCATATCAACCCATCAGCAGATCGTTGTATGACAGGGGTATGAGATGGCTGAGCATGCCGATGCCGTATGTGACCACAGACAAGATCCCATACAAAGACATGAACAACAGCCAAATCTTTTATCATGCCGCAAATGTCATCAAATGTGGCAAGGATCTATTTTACAGCCTTCCCGGCGATGTTGATTTCGTCAAAGGCAAAGGCACTTCAGCAGGCATAGAATGGCTACAACGTGAGTTGGGCGATCAATTCAGATGGACAAAGATTCCAACTGGCGGCCACGCGGACGGCAAAATTGCACTGTTAAAACCCGGTGTGTTGATGACCTGGAACAGGAATTGGGTTCCAGAGAAGTTGCAGGATTGGGACATCATCGAAGTCAGATCCGAAACCGAACTGCCAAATGAAATACAGTACATGAAAAAACAGAGATACTACAAAAACTTCATCCAAGAATGGTTCTCGCATTGGATAGGTTGTGTGGAAGAAACTGTGTTCGATGTCAATGTGTTTTCCATAGACGAATCCACAGTAATCTGCACAGGCAAGAATCAGTACGCATTCCGTAGGATGGAGAAGCATGGCATCACCCCTATATATTGGAAGTTCAGACATCAATATTTTTGGGATGGCGGCATACACTGTGTCACACAGGATCTTGTGAGAGAAGGCAATCAAGAGGATTATTTTGCTTAAGAGCCAATTAAAATATGACATACTTTTAGACTCGTTGGGTCATACCGACGGCACTCTACTGCAACCATCACCTCGATGCATCGCTCCATTCTTGTGCCTCACAATAGATCCCAATGGAGATGTTTTCACGGACTCTGTGTACAGATTGGCATTAGGCAATCTGCATGAACAGTCTCTCAAGGAAATCTGGGAAGGCGACACTTGGAAACAACTGAGGCAGGATCAGATAGACAGGAAGATAAATCCTGGGTGTGTTGATTGTGCAAACAAAGACAAGATGATAGGCCACAGTCGTAGAAGATTCTATGACACTTTTTTTATGTACAGGATGCCACGGAATCAAATGGAACCGATCACAGACGACCAAGGCTGGAATCTCACCCTAAGACCCAAAGTGACAGATTACAATAATCCCAATTTCCTTTATCTCGATATCAGCACATCAAACAAGTGTAATTTAAAATGTGTACATTGCAGAGGAGCCGTCAGCACAGGATGGATACCCGACGAAAAGAAACTTCAAAAGTCTGACATCAAGGATTTGAGGATGAACAGGTTTGGTGTGTACAGCATGGAAACTGATGTGATTGATAAGATATTCCAATTTCCAGAGTACTTTAAGAATCTAAGATATGTTGCACTGCGTGGCGGTGAACCCACATACGAAGCCAAGAACAAGATCATCCTCAAAAAATTGATCGATCTTGGTTGGAACAGCCAGATCACCATAGACATTTCGACCAACGCCACAGTGAACGACGAGGAATTCATGGACCTGTTAGGACAGTTTGAAAGTGTGATGCTCTACATCAGCATCGAGGGAGTCGGTGAAATGTATGAGTATTGTAGAGGTGGCAAGCAGTACAAGATAGACGATCTCGAGAAGATGATATTCAAATACGCAAACTTGCGAAACAACGAAATTTGTGTTACATTTACAAGCATGGCCACAAACATATTCAACATCAGGGCAACTTGGGATTGGCTACAGAAGTACAGGGATTATTGCACCTTCTCATTCTCCAACACAGTGAGCCAGCCGGAATATCTCAGCCTTGGAGCATTGAACAATGAAATGAGGAAAGAAGCATACGACATGATACAGGACATACACGAAGACATGCCATGGCCGGGCGAGTTCAACAGAAGTTATCAAGCGGGGATAGACAAGTTGAAGGTCAATCTCAACAAGCCTGAGCTACCGAACTGGCAAACATATTTTAACAATTTCAAAAGGTACATCACTGCCATAGACAAAGTGAGAAACACAGACTTTTTAGAAATAGAACCAACATACAGGAAATTTTGGGAGATAAAATGAGCAACAAATTCTCGGGACTTTTTAAAGACTACTTGGGCACTACTGGCAACAGCACTACCATAGAACCACCCTTTAAATTCTTACAGGATCATGTCAAGGAACATGGATGGTTCAATATCGATTACGATGTACAAGACGAGTATCTGGACACTTTCACACAATGGATCAAGTCTTCCAAGTTGAACAAGGTGGAAGGCCTCGACACTTTTCCATTCAAGTATGTGAGCCTTGGTGCCACACAAACACTGGATTGGTTCCATTATGAATGTGCAAGGAACAAATGGCGACTCAGAATGCTCAGAGGCGAGTACCCGTACAACAGAGATGTACATGAATTCTATTGGGAATGGTTCATAGACGATGAAAACGAACCACTACAAAAAAATGATGCGGTGGTGATGAGTGTGCCTTTTTCTGGTGCAGGTCACATCCATCCGAGGTATTATGAAATATTAGAAAAGTGTGATCAACTCAATATTCCTGTTATGATTGATTGTGCATGGTTTGGTACTTGTTATGGTCTTGAGTGGACTTTGGATTTCAACTGCATCAAAGTGGTTGCTTTCTCCACAACCAAGGGTTTGGGCACAGGACAATTCAGATCTGGCATCTGCTACACCAAATGGAAATACGGCCCGATGGCTGTGCAAACAGAATGGCATCATGGCATCCATTTGAACACATATGTTGGTAACATGCTGATGAAAGAATTCAGTCCTGACACTGTGCCAAACTTGTACAGAGAATCTCAGCACGAGGTGTGCAAATACTTTGGTTTAGTACCATCGCCCACAATCCATATAGCATCTGGCAGAAAACCAGATTGGGATTTTTTCCATAGAGATAGTTCATACAACAGAATCAACATAAGGAAGCCTGTGTTTGACTATTATAAAAATAAGTTTTATAATGTAGTTGAGGAAAGATTGAATGGCTAACTTAAGATACATCACCTGTTGCAAGAATTACAGACAGCAAATTATCGAACGATTCAGACCTGCACAAAAGATACCAAAGTTCTTCAGCAAGAGCGAAATAGAAAAGATAAGGCTGTATCAATTTCAAAATGCACACAGAGCCAAGTTTCAAGAAACAGCATCCAACATACAGTCTGTAGTTGATATGACAGACATGTTTAAAAAGATGCCATGGTTGCAGTATAGATTCGAAGAATTATTCGGCAGGGGAGAATTTTCTACTGAACACAGCGGTAACTTTTACATCACCACACAGCCACACGATTGCCACGTTGATTTGCCCACTGAGGATGAACACACATATAGATGGTATGACAACATGATTCCGTGGAAGAGTGTGATTATTCCTCTGTTCTTAAGACATGGAACTAAAGCTTGGACAGCATTTTACAAACAAAGACGCATTGGCTATTCAGTGACGTTTGACAGAGATTTTTCCAGCAGTCAAGATAATTCTGCATACAGGATAGCAAGAGTGTATGATGGACTTATTGATCAGTTCGGCAATCCCACAGATCCTGAAAAAGATTATGGACAGTGGAGCGAACAAAGATATCCACATGTGTCACAAAATAATTTGAGAGGTTTCGAAGAGGAAACAATATTAGAACACGAAACAGGAAGTTTATTTGTGTTTGATGCTTGTCAGATACATGCCAGTGTGCTTCACGATGGTAAACCTGCCGACTGGATGAAGAACGGAATCAACATACAATTTTACAAATATCATGACAGTTCAAAAGAGTTTTGATGAGTTCAGAGATAAGTTTCTTGCATGGAGCGAATCTCACATAGAAAAGGTGAAACCCAACGGGTTTCCTGTTTGTCCATACGCAAGAAAAGCCAGACTGGGCAATGAGATACAGTTCATTGATGCACGGGAAAATATAAACTCTTGTGTGGACGAATTAGATCTCAAGAAATACATGATAGCCATATGCTGGTTGGGAGACGAGATGGCATACACCCAAAAATACATCGACAAGAAGATCAAAGAGTTTTCAGAAGATCCCAAGCACACCAATCTATTATTCTTTATCAGCAATAAAGAATCAGGTGCTTTTGTTAAGAACTTTACCAACTGCATATTTGTGCAGATCAAAAGCGATATCATGAGCAGGAGAGCCTATCTAAAACACACTAATTACTACGATAATTGGCCTGCGGAGTATTACAAGTACATTACAGGCGAGGACAAGTAAAACACCGCTGTATGACGCTTAAACCACCATTAAAACAGCAGATATCCGAGGATCCTACTGCTGATATATCGCCTACTTTCTGCGTGTTACCTTTCATGCATTTGGCAACAAACGCCAGTGGCAAGTACAGAGTTTGCTGTAATTCAACACCTGGTAAAAACCATATTGTTGATGAGAACAATGAACCCATGAAATTAGATCAGCACGACATAGAAGAAGTTTGGAACCTTCCTTATTATCAAAAAATCAGACAGCAGTTTATTAATGGAGAACGTCCTGAAATTTGCCAGAGATGTTTTTCAGAAGAAGATGCGGGCGTTAAAAGTGCGAGGCAGAGTTACAACGAATCATGGTACAATGACACCATAGACATCCAAACAGAGTATGCTCATCCTGATATAAGATACATTGATCTAAGACTGGGCAATCTGTGTAATTTAAAATGTAGGATGTGCAATCCGTATGCAAGTTCACAGTGGGTGAAAGAATGGAACGATGTCGTTAGCACAGCAGAATTGGTGCCCAATGAAAAATTACCCGAAGATGAAATCAAAAGGCTATCCAACATGGACTGGTTTGAAAACAGCAAGGTATGGGATAACATTTCTAAAATTGCTGACTGCATAGAAGAAATATATCTGACCGGAGGAGAGCCGACACTCGCCACAAAACAATATGACCTGTTCCAATACTTGCAGGACAAGGATTTCGCCAAACACATACGTTTGAAATACAACACCAATCTTACAAACATTCCGGACAGGATGGTTTGGTACTGGCACTTCTTTAAAATGGTCAAGATAAATGCTTCAATAGATGCTGTTGGAGATTTGGATAGGTACGTGAGATATCCATCTTCGTGGAACAAGATTGAAGAAAACTTTAAGAAACTGAGAAGACTTAGAAACACCAGACTCCAGATTCATTCTACCGTGCAGACTTATAACATCTTAGCACTTCCTAAATTGTATGAATGGTGCGATTCCATCATGTTCGATGATGTGTACTTAAATATTTTAAATCATCCCAAGTGCTTGAACATAAAAACACTACCTTTAGAGTTGAAAAAATTAGTTGAGGAAAGACTTCAACCATACACAAACAGGCCAAAGGTCAAACAAGTCATCCAATACATGTACTCTGAAGATTGGTACGCAACGTACTGGAAGGAGTTTGTTGATTACACAAACGCCCTTGATAAAAGCAGAGGAGAAAATATCTTAGATTTAGTTCCTGAGTTCAAGGAGTTCTGGAATGTCTAACTTGGCAACATCGGAATACGATTTCAGTGCGATTCCGTTTGATGATATCGTTAGTGTTGGACAAAGGACACTGCTGTACAGAGATATATTTTCTGTGAGTTGGTTGTTGGGGAGATTTTGTAATTACAGATGTTCGTACTGCTGGCCATACGCCAGATCCAACACCAAGGACCATAGACCAACTGAGTTGTGTTTACAAACCATCGACGAAATCAAAAGACAGGCCAGGGAAAGATCATTCAATTCATTCCATTTTTCATTGAGTGGCGGCGAACCAACCTTCCATCCCGGATATCTGGACATAATGAAGCATCTTGCAGATGATGTTTCCAACACCAACTACACATCTGTACACATGACATCCAATTGTTCAAGGCCGATGAAATGGTTCGAAACATATGTTGATCATGCGTCTAAGTTTCACAGGGCATCCATCACTGCCAGCCTACACGTGGAACACGTCAACACTCCCGACCGCATGCAGGACTTCGCCGACAAGTTAATTTACTGTCAAGAACACGATGTGCAAGTCACTATCAATATGGTTATGGTTCCGGAATCATTTGATCGCTACTATGAAAATGCTTTGTTCTTCCACAACCAAGGCATAAATGTCACACTCAAGCCACAGTCGGACACCACCGCATCTAAGATTGTAGACGGCTACACGGATGAAATGAAGGAAAAATTATACAACGGCATGCCGCAGAGAGCATTCACTGAAGTTAAAAACAAATATGTCATGAGACCCAAACCCAAATTCCCTATAGAATCAAAAGAAAACATCACTCACAACACGGAAGTTCCGCAACACTTTCAAGTGGAGTTCCAAGATTCCAAGGGCAAGAAATGGTACATGGACCAAGCAGAACGATTCAATGCTTTCAATTTTAACAAATTCGAAGGTTGGGAGTGTTCATCTGGATATAGATCAATCATCATAAGGGAACCTGACGGTTCGATAAAAAGATCTTATTCTTGTGCAGATGTGCCTTTGGGTAACATCGAAACAGGATTCAAGTTGTTCGATGCTCCAATGCCGTGCATAACAAAAAGTTGTGTGAGTTCAGCGGACAGTAAAATTCCAAAACGGAAAGTCGGTAGCGGAGTTAAATTATACCCTCATTCATCGTGAGGTTCCTCCACAGCAGTCACATTTCTTAATGATTGTATCACTTGGTCTCTAAGTTCTATCATATCAATTTTACCTGATTCGATTTCTCTTAGTGCAGTGACCGCCGTGGATCCTTGATCATATTCTTCGCCGGATAAAACATGATCTGACTGATTGAGTTTTGGTATTCGTCTTGCTCTATGAGCTGCCAAGATGACCGTTTCGAACTTGGAATCGATGCCTTGTTTTTCGCATGCTCTTAAAACGTCGTTAGCAAATACCCGTGCCATACGTTAGGCCTCTACAGTTTCTTTTTTAGGTCTACCCTTTTTAGGTCTTAGGGTTTCGTCTAACTTGTAGGCTCTTTCCTTAAGGTCTTCTGCCTGAGCAATCATTCTTTCTGCTCTTGTGAACATATTTTTTGCTTCTATTTTTTGCGGATCGTTCTTTGGTAAGTTGGCTGCATCCTTTGGTGCTAAGTCTGTGATCTTAACGCCACGTTGATCAGCAATCATCTTGTTTAATTCGTCCAAAGCCATGGTCACATTCGCTTCTGGAGTCATTATAACATTGTATGTTGGTTGTTTGATCAATAATCCCTTGGCATGAAGATACGCCAATACGGTGGTCGGTCTCGAGTTTGCCACTGCCACTGGATCTGAAGGATCTGAAGTTGCACCCGGTAAATTTTCACCTGTGATGTCATCTGTTGGCATTGATCTTTGAGCAAGGTAATCGCCAAAGTCGAACGCTTCTTGTCCTTCTGGTGATTCCAGGTGTGGTATTATGATGTCTGCCTCGAAAGGTCTGAGTGCATCTCTGTCTAAAACTAAAGATGATTCTGGATCTCCAGGTATAGTTTTGTATACTACAATTACTTTAGAGTTTAATTTTTTTAAAAAACCTACGTGTTTCATTTGTACTCCTTACTTCTTTTCTTCAGCAGGCGCAGGTGTGTCTTTTGTTTCACCTTCCGCTGGAGCAGGATTTTCTGCTTGTGCTTTGGCATCAACTGCTTTTACGAATTGATCTAACTTATCATATGTTTCGCCAACTGGTTTGAGTTCGTTTCCTCTGAATGCTCCACGCTGGCTCGCGATGTCAATAATTGTTCTTAGATTTCTTAAGTCTGCAACTGTAAGATTGATATCTTGTGTAACTGGTGCATCTGCAGTCTTTTCTGTTTTTGTTTCTGCAACAGGTTGTTTTTTTTCTTCCGGCATTTTAGTCTCCTTAATTTAATATTAAATTATATACGCATATTATAGTTATGTATATAGGAATGATCAACCGTAATAAACGGTTTGGCCGAAAGGTGGTTTTACTCTGTCATTGGTATGAATGATCCACAGTGTATCACAATAGTCAGAATCACCCCAACGATCCCAAGTTTCACCGTCTGTAAAACACACAAGCAGTTGTGGTTTTATTTCATTTTCCTGCATCCATTTCCAATTTACACTTATATCTGTACCACCGTAACCTTGTGGTTGATAATTGGTAATTGATTTACCATCCCATGATTCGAATGATTCCGGAGCATGAACTTCTGTGTCGAAACACCATATTTTAATCTTGTAGTCATCAAATTCTTCTGCAATACCATTGATCTCCCCCAAAAAATCTTTGAGCATAGATTCTGATATAGAGCCTGATGTGTCTATCGAAACACAAATATCTAACTCGTTTTGGACGTCAAGTCCTGGTAGCACTGCATTAGTCGAATACATCTTGCGTGAAGGTCTCATCCAAGAGTAGTTGTTCTTGATTTGACTTTTTATGGTCTGTCTCAGCATCGATCTCCAGTCCAATTTAGGTTGTGTGATGTCTGTGATCAGTCTTTCTAATCCTTTAGGAATATTACCAGCACCTGATGATTGTGCCGCCTTGGCAGATTGTAACAGTGAATTTTTTATTTCATCCTTGAGTTGATCTTGTTCTGATTTAGACATCTTGGGCATTTCGATTTTTGTTTCATTACCGTCCTTGTCCTTGATAGTGGCTTCTCCCTTATCCAAGTCGATATGGACATCGAGTGTCTGCTGTTGTTTCTGCCAATCCGATAGTTTGTCATATATCTGTTCTGCTGACAAACCTCTGTATTGTGGATCCAACAATGGAGCATCATCACCTGTAGGTTTAGATCCAATGCCTTCATCGTCAAGTATCTGATTAATTGCATAATCGGCCGCAACATTCCAACCCTGTGGATTTCTGTCACCACGTCTTAGCATGTGTTCAAATGCCACGTGTAGAACTTCGTGTGCTAATAAGAACTCAACCTGTTTGACATCCAATCGGTCAATGAATTCTGGGGCATACCAAAGATGTCTGCCATCAGTCGCCGCAGTGCCTATTTCGGGTTTTTCTTTTAGGATAAGTCTTGTGGCCATGTTGCCAAAGAATGGTTTCTTCAGCAACAATGATATTCTGGCTGTTACGATTTTTTCTTCTTGTGGAGTTCTCATTAACCCTCCATACTCGCTACAACATATTTGCCAAACTTCTCATGGAACTTGTTGAATGATTTCAACTTGCTTGGCTTCATTGGTAGTTTGTATGTGGAAAGAGCAATCTTGGCGCCCATCACAGTCAATTCTGTGTCAAAGTTGTCCATCATAAAGTTAAGGAAACTGTCTGCCATCTTGTCAAAGTCTTTGTGTTTCTCATTCTCTTTGAGTTCATAGCACATGGACACTGCCAGTGAATACTGTCCTGACACTTCAACTTTCTTGGTCAGTTTCTTAACTTTGCCGGATAATATGTCTGTTGGGTTGGGAAGGTCAGCCGCAATTTTACGATGAGCCATAAATTTGATGGCTGTACCTTCGCCAACAGCACCTGCAACCAGATCAGTGAGCGTGTTGTCCGGCAGGTGTTCTGTTAGTA